CTAATTTGTTCTTATTTGCTCCTTATTTTTCTTTGGAGTGAAGCCTAAGATTTCTTTTTTTCTCCACCTTACTGCTCTCCCTAGCTTATATGGCTCTGGAAATATCCCTTGAAGCACCCAATTGCGAATCGTTGTTGTCGATACACTAAAAAGCTGTGCACACTCACGTGTCGTTACATATCTATCTCCATCATCAAATATCATCTCATTACCTTTCTCTTTTTTATATTAATTAAATGGGCGGAGGTGCTGGGAGGAGAGAAAGCACCCCCATAGGTTTAAGCAGCTTTTGCCAAAATCTTTTCCATCTCTTGTTCTATTTACCCCTAAAAAAATCTCGACCGCTTTATTAATCTCTTCAATGTGTTTCTCATCACGGTTGACGCGTTTGATTTTCATTCTCAAACCAGTAGATCTGCCTACAAAGTTTGGATTATAGCTAATGAAATGGCACCATTTGCGTCCCGTACATGCCATTTGGAATTGCATTTGTGCGATATATTCAGGTTTGATTTTGCCATCCATAAAGAAGCGCAAATGCGTGGTCGATTGTGGACATTTAACTTCAACTAAACCGTCATCACCAACAAATCCATCAGGACTTGCTCCTGCCATTTTTATTGTGGGGTGTTGGATAAACCCGCACCTTGTGACCTCGGCATCATAAATGAATTCATATTCTCTCAAGGCATTCTCTTCATGTTCAATGCCCCATTGCATAGCAGGTGTTGTATAAGATTGGCCTATTTCCTCTATTAAGCGTTCTGCCATGAGTTTCGTTTTGTAGTCTTCATATTTGCTTGTAGGTAATCCTTTTGCTGTCTTACTGAGTACGTTGTAAACGTTTGAAGCAGTGACTTTACCCAAGCGCGCTTGAAACCATTCTGCTGTTCGTTGTTCCATCTCACACCGCCGTTCCCTGTTCGTGTGGCGTTGCTATATCGGCATCTTGTATAGTAGAATCTGTTTCTACCTTTTGCTTGTTTTGTTTATCTTTCAAAAGATGTAACACCGTTTGTGCTTGTCCTTCAGACATATCGTCAAGCTTTTTGACGTTGACATAAGCAAGTATTTTTTCTTCTTTTGCTTGGGTTTGTACGATGAGTCTTCTGATTTCATTGATCTGTTGTGGAAAAGCTTTTTTAATAGGTGTGTTCCCATCCGTATCATCATCTTCACTCACGACATTAAGAAGCATACCTAATAGATATCTGCGTGCGTATGTGATGGCAGAACCAACCGATTGTATATTTGATTTGCATCCTTTAGTGTCATAAGGGAACTTTCCTTCTGTTGAGATTTTATTCCCAGATGGATGCGTCAAAGTCATTTCTATAATTATATTGTCTGAACTCTGTTCTTTGATACGAGAAAACAAAGCAAATCGGTGTTTTGCAAGCGTCTTCTTTACAGCATCAATGTACTGGTCAAGGGTTGCATATTGGCTGTTTGTATGGGTGTTTGTAGAGTTTTTTTGTATTTTTTGATATTCTATTTGCATATTCGAAAGATCACTGGCAAATCTTTCGTAGTTTTGTCGTTCTATTTCTTTTTCTCGTAAGGCAATGAGACGCTCGAGACGATCCATATCGACGTCATTTTCTAAGGCTCTGTTTAAAATGCGTTCCATAGCAGTTTGTTTAACCGCTAAATGATGTGTTTCTTCAACTTCTGTTAGGTTAGTGTTTTGTTCACTCATCTTGATTTCCTCCTATTTGAGCGCAATTCCCCCGTGGCGTGAATCACGCTTGTGTTTAAAAGTTGGTTGGTTGTTACAATCCTGTTTCTAGAGACTGTGTGATATTGACCACCTCCCCGTCTAAAAAGACGAGGAAATGAAATCATATTTTAAACTAAGCAGCTTTTACGACAGATCTTTCTAAGACTTGTTTTGCTTCTTTAATGAGAGCTTTATATTTTCTGTTTTCTTCATCTACTCTGAAGGCATCAAGAAGACGCACATGAATTGGACCTAAAAGATATACAACTTTTTCACCAGCGTTCATTCCCTCCCAATAGCTTGGCAAATCAAAGCGTGTATCATGGTCATAATCAACAGCTTGGTTTCTTAGTTTCTTTTCACACTCAATAAAGTAACGACGAGCTTGACGTCCTTTTTTATTACGTTCAACCATGGAAAGCTCTTTCGCCATATCTAGGGTGAGATGATATTCTACTGCTATAGCATTGTTCGCTTCCATTTTTTTGTGGAAGCGGATAAAATCTTGCCTTTCAAGAAAAGAATAAGCAATGATGCGTTTTTTTATCCAAGTAGAGAAATCTTGTTTGCTTTCCAAAAATGCATGCAAGTCACGTGCATTAACGGTTTGAACTGTTTCCTGATCAATGATTTTCTCTGTGATTTTTATAAGAGTGTTCATAATGAACTCCTATGCAGTTAGATGTTTTTCATTGACATCCAATAAAGGATGCCGGGTGCTGAAAAACACGGTGCATAGTCCGTCGTTACGCTTTCCCCATAAAGAGTATTGTATAGCGTAACTACACCCGACAAAGTCATTATATGCGTGTAACATACAATGAGTCAAAGCCTTTAATGTGCGGAAAATAAACTGTTTCGGCAATTCATCCGCTATGCATTTAAGGTGTTTTTCAAGCACCTTGTTTGAGCATATATATACTGATAGTATATTGTCAATTAAAAAATTAAAAAATTGGTGCAGATAAACTATATTGATTTTATCAGTCAGTTCGTATTTCTTTTCCATGATTATTGCTCTTAATGCATGCATTGTCTTTTAAGCTCTTGAGACAACACACCAATTCCTTTTGCTGTGATTTTTGCGCAAGGAATGACTTTTTCTATTCCACTTGCGGTTTGAAGTGTGATGGTTGGACAATCCATAAGTTTCTTTTGGATTTTGTCTTGATAAGGAAGCAAATTTCCACCTGCTGCTCGTCTGTAAACCCAACCTTTTTGCTGTAAGAATTGAATGAACTGTTTTGGTTGCATCTCGAGTATTTTAGCGGCTTCTGTAAGACCAAAGAGTCCATCGTGGCGCTGTAAGCTTTTAAGAGCCATGGCTTTTGGTGTTAAATCTTCAATGATGGTGTCTTTTTGATCTATTTGACCTTGTAGGTAATTCAAAAAACCAATCATAGCCTTTGGACTTGAATAGTCGATTTGTGGTGTTACTGCTTGCTTTTCCAATTCTTGCCAACGGTCTATAATCCTAGCACGTAATGTCATGCTGTAACCCGAAACTAAGATAAGGCATTCACGTTTAGGAAGGTTGTAACAGTTTTGGGGCTTACCCTGTTTATCTAAATAGGTGGATCCAAATTTGGATTGACCCCCTTCAGGATATAATTCTCCTAACATTTGTCGAATATCACGCATAATATGCGCATGTTGCTTACCGCATAACTCTGCAATTTCACGACTAGACATGGTTGGAACAGTTGTGTTTTGAAAATTGTTTTCAGATATTGTAATAAAGTTTCGCATCATCACCCCCTTAATTAAGAAAAACACAAGTTTTGGTATAATATTATGCCATAGTTTCTATGACGTTCTGCTTTAGCTATTTTCCTTGCTGCGTGAATTTTGAAGTAATGATTATCGGTTTTATCTGTTTCTATTTCAGATTTTGGACAAATCTTCTGTCTGTTCCATTCTTGTTTTGTAAAAACAAAATCCACGCCTTCTTTTAGATCAAACTTTTCAACACAATCGTTAAACCAAGTAGAAAAATCTTGTTTCAAATGTAAGTGCCTATGCATTACATGGGCTTTGACCATTTTGGCATAACCGATTTTGTTGTCTACCTCGTTTTCAGGTATAAGATATCCTTCACTGTCTTTATTAGTGTCATGTGTGGTCATAAGTTTACTCTAATCAATTATTGATGGGAAAAGAGGGCGCTTTTAAAAGCGCCCTTTAGAATTTTTAAAGCACATCACAAGGACGCAAACGGTGTTGTTGTTCGTAAGTCCCAAACATCTCATCATTATATTTTTCGTCTGCTAAATCAGATAAAAGGTCATGGTAAGCAACACTCTCGCGTACAAAGTCATGAACTCTACTCTCCTCATGGAGATGTTCGATATTTTCTTTTACATATGCTTCTGCAATCTCTTCAGAGATATCTTCACAACTCTTTTCAGAAGGATTTATACGAAAGATTTGGATGGCATCATCTCCCTCATCAACAATGCTTAGAATTTGACTTGCATCAAGCGGTCCAGACTCTGCAATGTTTTGATCATCATCATAAGTAACTAATAAAATTTCATTGGAATTTATAAGAATTGGCTTTTCCATAATTTCTCCTCCCTTAACGCCTCTTGGCAATTGTTTGTGCGTGGTTTGTATAATTACTTATATAACTATAATTATAAAATAGCAAGCGAAAAATTATAAAAAGTTATATTTTTTATAAAAATTATTATAATATCTTGCTAAATAAGGGGGGAGATAATTAGCGATAAGTCCGAATCATCTTGCTGTAAGAACTTATTGGCAAAATAGCAAATATCTCTCCAACCCACACAATTTTAACATTCTTAATGGGTAAGGCATTCCAAGAAAGCAGATCTATTTCACCATTCATGCCCCTGCTAATCTGCTTTATATATCTTTTATTATCATGTGTTAAAATAACGGCTTCTTTGCCAAAAAAGGATTCTATTGTTTTAATTTGGCGCCGTCTTACGATAACCATATCTCCATCTTTATAAGCTGGAAGCATAGAGTCTCCTTTAACTTCGAAAGCAACCATATCATCAGGTAAAGCAAAAGGAATTTCTACTTGTTCAAGACCATCTTCAGGGATTTGTTCAAAGCTTGGATCTATCTGTGTTCCTGCTCCAATATACCCCATAAGAGGAACAAAAGTTGTTAAGTGGTTGTCCCCTTTTAGTTCTTTATATAATTCTAAAATGGCATCTCGATTAGAGCCGCGTGGATCAGAATCTTTTAACCACTTAGACACTGAAGCTTGTGTTACGTTTAACCGTTTGGCTACATCTTCTTGCGTTAAGTTAAACTCGGTCAAAATCTTTTTTAATGTGCTTATGATATTAGATTTATTACTCATACTTCTGCTTACCTTATTTTTTTATCGTTGATAAAGATAAATTTCCTTGACTTTATATAACTATAATTATATGAATAAATAAGGCAAAGCTGTAATTGGAGCTTGTAAATGGATCAACGAGAAAATTTTAAGAATTTGGCTAAGTCAATACGGGGCAAATTTAATTGGACACAATCAGAAATGGCGAAAATGCTTGGTGTAACTCAAGCAGCTGTTTGCAAGTGGGAAAAAAGAGGATCTATCTCCGTAATAAATTATCTAAAGCTGCAAAAGTTGAAGGATAGTTCTAGCTCTAGTTCTGCTTTTATTGCTGCTCATACAGATAATGATGAACGTCAACAGCAGCATTCACACTCTTAAACAGACATAAAAATCAAAGAGATCAAATAAATAGATTACGCGCCACCATGCGCACGCATAAATACGCAACAGCCTTAAGGGGGGATTATGATCACTAATTTATATTTAATAAAAGAAGGGGATGCGCATGTCTAATGCAATGCCATGGATAAGATTCCATTTGTATGACTGGATAAGTGGCACAAATGGAATGACATCTGAACAACGGGGGGTTTATATAACCCTTCTCGTTTGCATGTATGAAAAAAAAGAACCACTTAAAACAGATTTTCAAACACTTGCACGCGTTTGTCATTGTTCGCAGAAAAAATTTGCAACTATTGTCGAATATCTCATGAGAAATAATAAACTTGTTGAGACAGATAATGGATTGTGGAATACGCGCGTTGAAGAAGAGCTAAACGATTTTGCTGATAAAAAAGAGCACATATCGCAAGTTCGTAGTGAAGCTGGTAAAAAAGGTGCAAAAGCAAAAAACAATATAAAACAACATGTTAATAATTTTGCTGAAGCAAATGACAAGCAAAACGTTTTTTTTGCTGAAGCAAATGCTAAGCAAAATCAAGCTATAAAGAACCAGAATAAGAATATATATAAAAAAACTAAAACTATCGTTTTAGCAAAAAAAGAAATTGGTTCTGAAAGTTTAGAAACAACTAATTTGGTTCAAGAGCCAACTGAGGTTGCTGCTGTTGAAACCACATCAAAGCAAATCACAACCTCACTAGACAACCAACCTCCCATTCACGAGCAAGAGAACGTTCCAGAAAAAGCAAAACGAGCGAAAGCTAATCGCGGTTGTCGATTGCCTGCGGATTTTGAACCCGATTACGATTTTGCAATCGAAGAAGGCTTGCTTCCAAAGCGCGTCAAAGTCGAAATTGCAAAGTTTCGAGATTATTGGCGTTCAAAAGCCGGAGCAAATGCAACCAAAATCGATTGGCAAGCAACATGGCGTAACTGGGTAAGAAATTCAAAAAATTACAAACAAGGAGAAAATTATGGAACACAAACCAATTTCCAAACAGGACAACAGCGCGGTCGTGCCTATAGAATTACACAACACATGTCCGATTTCAAAAATGCAGATAGTCCGTACAAATTTCTCTTCGAGGATGATGCAAAACCCTCCATTCCATTGGTTACCGAGCAAAAAACCATCACCTGCAGAAGCGGAGAGAATTATCTCGTTGGGTCATGAAGCTTTGCAAATGCTTGATGAAAAAGCTTCTGAGGAAGAAATAAAAGCTATGTTTCTCATGCTTTCTGGTGGACTTAAAAGCCAACCTGGAGAAGACGAAAAAGCTACAGCGGTTGCTTATCTCTTTTCTCTCAATGGGTTAAGCCGTTGGGCAATCAAAACCGCAACAAGGGATGTGATGAAGGGTAAAGCAGAAGGCTTGTCGACAACATTCATGCCCGCTTCTGCTGACCTTCTTCTTTACTGTGAAAAGCTTGAAGATAATATTCGAACTACAGTTGACAGGATATTCAAGTCACTTGATAGACCAGAGATGAAACCGAAGGCAGAGCCTGTCTCTGCTGAAAAATGGGATAAGCTGATGCAAATGCTTTAAAAACCGAAGATTGGTTTAAATACTTTCGGAAATCAAGCTGTTTCATCAGCTTGAGTAATTTTAAAAACACTTTTTATTTAATAAAAATGAGAGAGAAATGATACAAAACTTTGATGAAATATTAGAACTTAAAAATTTTTTGACTCAAATTTCAAAACGTATCAAGCAAGGTGATACACAGATCACTAAGGAAGAGGAAAAAAAAGCAATTAAAGCTTGTCAAAAGTTAAAAGAAACGATTGCTGTAAAATCTTCTTCTAATAATGTTTCTAAGGCTTTTGTTCTACTCAAAGGTGGTTTAATAATGCGACAAATGGCCAATGTAGATGCTTGTGCTCGCGCTTATGCTGTAGCACTTCAAGGTATTTCACAATGGGCTCTATACAAAGCTGTTGAACAAATTGTACGTGGTGAAGCCAAAGGTATGTCAACAACGTTCGTGCCAACATCTGCTGATCTTGCGGCGTATTGTCGAGATTTGGAAAAAGATCTTTGTTCAGATGTTGATTTTGTATTAACAGCTCTTAACACATAGCAAAATAGTGAAAAATGCTAATCATTTTACGATTAGATACGTATTTAAATCGATAAAATGGCACCGTAGAGAGAGATTTAAAGATTTTACGTGAAATCATATCTGCAATATAAAACAGCTCTGTACGGTCAAATTTGAGTCAAATAAACCAGTTGGTAAAATTATGGACTAAAAGCATGAGAATATTAAAAGATCTATTCTTAAAAAACCATAAACAGCCAATGCAAAAAAAGTTTGTTGCAACAGCTGTTGGTTATGTCCCTTGGGGAGACGGAGCGGCCGAGTATTTTTACAACCTCTACGAATATCCTGATGGCACAAGAGAGTGTGAAAAGTTTGATGGTGGTCAGTATTACAAAACACCAAAAGGAGCAGATTTCAGCACCAAAGCGCAAGTAAAAGCGTGGGTTTATGGTGGTAATGTTCCGAAAAGCGTTCTGAATTACGAACCTCTTATAGATGAGATCAACAAAGGGATCAAAAAATTATCGGAAGCTTCTGAAAAAACAATGATTAGATGCTAACTCATATCAGGAACAACTTGACAAATTTTTAAAAGCCATTAGGTTACGAGGCAGGCTTAAAACACCTCGCAACTAATCGGTTCAACAGTATCCCGAAAGATCTGTTGCCCATCATAAGAAATTTTGTCCAGGGTCTTCGTGTGTATGTCCAAGGGTAACCTAAAGATACGAAGGGCTGTATTAGTTCGGTTGTTTTAGCCCTGGATACTTAAACTTTTAAAACAAAGGACTAATAAGATGAACACTCTAATTAAAATATCAGAACAAGCTGTTGGACAAGAAATTATTCAAACCGTTAATGCGCGTGAATTACATGTGTTTTTGGAAGTAAAACGAGACTTTTCCAATTGGATTAAAGACCGTATTAACAAATACAGCTTTCTCAAAAATCAGGATTATATAGTTTTCGCCAATTTTGGCGAAAACCTCCAAGGCGGTCGTCCAAGTACAGAATATCACATCACTTTAGACATGGCGAAAGAGCTCTCAATGGTGGAACGCAATGAGAAAGGACGACGGGCACGCCGTTACTTTATTGAGTGCGAGAAGAAACTGAGAACCCAAGCTGTTGATTATGACCGTGATACACGTTTTGATTTGCCAAGCTATTGGGAAGGTATGAACGCTGGCGAAAAAGTTTTATATCTTTTAGGTCCTATTCATATGCGTCTTCTTGATGCCTTCAGAGTAGATGAAGAGAACAGAAAATACAAAGCTCTCATTAAAGAAGCAAAACAGGTTCTAGCAAGATCTGTTGTGAAAGCTGCTTAGTTTAAAGTATGATCTCATCTTCTCCACTTTCAGAGTGGAGAGGATGTTTCACGCCGCGTTTTTGATTGTAATAACGACTTGCTTGCCAAGAACGCTCAGTGCTTGCTCTAATGTTTGAAGCTTAGTTGGATAATTTGGATCAAGAATGCGTCTTGCTTCTGTTTCTTTTTTACCCAAACGATGTGCCAATTCTGTTTTTGTGATATTCGCTTCATTAAAGGCTTCTACCACTGCAAGTTTAAGAGCATTCCAAGCATCTACCGTAACCTCTACAAGGTCTTTATACTGTTGTCGCATTGGTAAAGGCAAACCACGCATAGGATAGCTCCGTAATGCTAACCCTAAAGCTTCAACAGCATTCTCTAATGCCTCTGCTCTATTTTCTCCAGCTGTTATTGCTTCTGGTACATCTGGAAAGGTTACAATAAAACCACCATCTGGATCAGATTCCAGTTTTGCTTGATACGTGTACTCCATGTTTAGGTCTCCTCGCCATAATCGAAATGCTTTTGAAACGAAAAATTTAAGCCATTGAGAGAATAACTCATACCGTGCCATTTGTGTGACATCGTTTTTTGATGAATAATTTGTCAAATAATATTATAATGTAATACATTAAAAAACTGTTATTAATTTACTGAAATAATTGCATAAATAAGAAATTTATGCTAAGATTTTGTATGTATAAATTGCAAATCTAATGGAGCTACAAATATGCTAAATAAAGTGACGTTAATCGGGCGCCTTGGTGCTAATCCCGAAAGCAAAACAATGCCATCTGGTGGTGAGGTAGTCAACTTTCGTATGGCAACTTCTGAAAGCTACACAGATAAAAAGACTAATCAAAAAGTAGAGAAAACAGAATGGCATTCCATTGTGGTTTTTAATCCACATTTGGCAAAAATTGCTCTTCAATACCTAAGTAAAGGTTCAAAGGTTTATGTAGAGGGCAAATTACAGACACGTAAATGGAAAGATAAAAACGGTGGTGAACATCTTGCAACAGAGATTGTCTTACCACAATTCAAAGGCGAATTATATTTGCTTGATGCTAAGAAAGAGCAATCTGCACCCCCTACCCCTTCACCCATTACTTCTCAAAGTTATGCTATCGCTTCAGGGGCTGCTGATCATAGCATATCTCTTAATGATCGCATACCATTCTGATTGATAAAATATGACAAAAAGAAAAAAACGTGCAAAACGTGGTCGTCCACGGATTAATGGATGTATCAGAGAACCAAATGGACGCATCTCACGAGCAAAAACACCGCATGAACCCATGGATAAATTGGCAATTGAAATGCGCGCTAAGCGCTTTGGTCTAACCATAGAAGAGGCTAAAAATCCGCTTTCCGGTACCTATATCGGGCGACTTTATTTGCAAGGCGAACTCAATCGAGACCAATACGATGCTGCACAAAAATATCTTGAAGTGAGAAACAATTATCTATGTGCAAAAGCCTTGCCTAGTGCTATTTATGATGAAATGCCTAAAACTTCTGATAACGGAGCAAGAGAGAAATGGGTACAGATAGCAACAGAACATCTTGTAGCTGTAAAAGGTGTTGTTCAAGAAGCGCAGTGTTTACACCGTCAATATAACCTTCATGCCGCATTACAGTATCTTGTTATAGAAGACCAATCACTACCACATCTTGTGCTTTCATTGCGTATTGCTCTTAATGTGCTTTATAAGCATTTTACGCAAAACCGGTAGTTTTCAAGCGGCATCTTGGATATTAATGGCAACCTCTTTTCCAAGAGCAATGAGAGTGGACTCTAAGGCATCTAATTTGCTTGAGTGGTTTAAATCCAACAATCGGTCAATTTGTATTGGATGAAGTTTTAAAAGACGTACGAGATCAGCTTTGCGTAAGTTTTTTTCAATCATAGCGTTATGTATTGCAATTTTTAAAGTCACCAATGAAGATACTTCAACAAAAGGATAGGCAATATCACGATGTCCAAAGGGAATAGGTTCACGATCTTGAAAACGCCCCATAATAACTGTTAAAAGCGCGTTTTTAGCGTGTTCCAAAGCTTCTTTTTCGTCGTTACCGTAGGTAATAAATTCCTGAAAATCTTTGGAGACAACAAGAAGAGTATCATTGTCATCTTTGATAAATTTAATTGCATATTTCATTTACACCTCCATATTCAGGCTTATTTTAGGTCAAGATCTTTAAGAATCTTCTGGACTAATCCTGTTCCTAATTCTTTTCGCGTACCATGCATAGGTAAAACGGACTTTTTAGAACCGCGCTTTACAAGCAAATGTCCACCTTTCCCTGAAGTAAAACTGCAACCATGCTTTATAAGATATCTTTTCAATTCTTGACTATTCATTATAATAATATAACATCTAAAATGTTTCAATACAACATAAATGTTGTGTTAAAGGAAAATAAAGGACATCTTTTAAAACACCATATTTAGGTAAAAAAATAAAAAAAATACAAGATCATGATTTTTTTGTTGACATAGTGTAAAAAATCATATTTAATGACGCCACTGCACTAGTCGTATTGTGTCTAAAATTCAAAAATATCCTCAAAAATTCAGTAAAATGTGAACTTGAAACGTGGCTAGAATGTCCTGTTTTCTGGGTAATTCCGGCTAATCTATTTTTCACAGAATAAAAATCAATATTTGACTAATGATGTCATTAATTATGACTCGAAAGGAGCAATGATGAAAGCTGTCATCACTAAACCAATGTGTGTGGTTGGCGACAATAAAAGCACTGTTCGCTTTGAACCATCAACACCCAATAATCCATTTGTTGAAATTTCTAATCAGGTCTACGCACGTCTCAAGCGCGCTAATGCTGCAAAACCTTTTGTTGACGTTAAAACAACAGCAAAACCTGAAAAGGCAGTTAAACAAATTAAGCAGATAGAACAAGAAGTCGTACAAACATCATCTGAATCAGCAATAGAAGAAATTTCACTCGAACAGCCCAAAGCATCTAAAGTTTCTAAGCCATCAACACCTACCCCAAAAAAGGCTTAGAAGTTGAAGTTAATCATCCACCAAAAATGGTATCTTCAACAGGTGAAGGATACCTTCACCAGTCTTCAAGCACCACGCCTTAATTGGGCTTTGCGTAATGCTGTAAACACCGCAGCAAAACAAGTCGAACGCTTTGCAGAAAAACAAATTGCCGATGTTACATCTGCCCAATCAAAGCGTGTCAAAAAAGGCGTTTATATTAAAGAAAAGGCTACAGCAAAGCTTCTCGAGACAGATATCATTGGTTCTGGAACACCGATACCTCTTAAATTTTTTCAAGCAAAAGAAACAAAACGCGGTGTAACTTACAAAATGTTTGGAAAAAAAGAAATCTTACCCCATGCTTTTATCAAAGGTGGGAGTTTTCCAAAGCGTGTTGAATTAAAAAAGCTGAATGGGAATGTTTTTCAAAGAGCAGACGGAGATCAATTCCCTATTGCAAAACAAGAAGGACCGTCAATTGCTGGAGTGATGTCCAAACCAGAGATTGCAAATGCTATTGTAAAAAAAGCCAATGAGAGATTAATTGCCAATATACAGTACCAACTTGCTCGTCAAGAATATGCCGCCAATAAGAAAGCTAAATAATGTTCTTAAGCTATCTATCTGCTACACAATGGGATTTTCTTTCTTGACAAGATTCATGGAAAAAGTATATCGTCAAGTTAGGTGCCTAGAAAACACCTTAGATGCATAGCGGATAGATTGCCGAAACAGTTTATTTTCCGCATATTAAAGACTTTGACTCATTATATGCTACATGCGTATAATAATATTGTCGGGTGTGGTTACGCTATACAATACCCTTTATGGGAAAAGCGTGACGACGGACTATGCACCGTGTTTTCTAGCACCCGGCATTCTTTGTGGAGTGTCAATAGAAAACCTCTAACTGCATAGGAGTTCATTATGAACACTCTTATTAAAATTACAGAACAAACGATTGATCAAGAAACAGTTCAAGCAGTAAATGCACGTGAGTTGCATACGTTTTTGAAGGTAACATCTCGTTTTAACGATTGGATTATTAATCGTATTAAAGAATATGGTTTCCTAGAAAATAAGGACTTTGTGAGTTTTACTAAAAATTTAGTAAAACCTAATATCTCTCAGGAAAATCAAGACTTTGTGAGTTTTACTCAAAAAAGAGTAAAACCTAAAGGCGGTCGTCCAAGTACAGAATATCACATCACTTTAGACATGGCGAAAGAGCTCTCAATGGTGGAACGTAACGAGAAAGGACGTCAAGCTCGTCGTTACTTTATTGAGTGTGAAAAAAAACTAAGAAACCAATCTACCGATTATGAAGATAAACGTTTTGACTTACCAAGTTATTGGGAAGGTATGAACGCTGGTGAAAAAGTTTTGTATCTTCTGGGTCCAATTCATGTTCGCCTTCTTGATGCCTTCAGAGTAGATGAAGAGAACAGAAAATATAAAGCCTTAATTAAAGAAGCAAAACAGGTTCTAGCAAGATCTGTCGTAAAAGCTGCTTAGATTTAAAATATGATCTCATCTTCCCTGCTTTCAGAGTGGGGAGGATATTAATTTAAAAAAGATTGCCAATTATGCCTTTCCTATTTCCAAAAAAAATCAATAAAATCAATGCAAAAGGTACTTCCCGGCGGGTTGGGTCTGTTGCGGGGCAGGCTAGCGCGAACTATCGCTAGCGACAGAATTTTCAAATTGACTGTACATTGTACACTTAACTCATTGATAAATAATGATTTCAATATGTACACTGTACAGTATGTGAAACGTTTTCTTAGCAAAAAGTAATTTTTGTTACTTGACAATTCTATAGTAATAGGTATCTTCGAATCAGGTGCCTAAGAAACACCTTAGAAAATACCAAGCGGACAAACTACCGAGATAGTTTATTTTCCGCACATTAAAGGCTTTGACTCATTGTATGTTACACGCATATAATGATATTGTCGGGTGTGGTTACGCTATACAATACCCTTTTGGGAAAAGCATAACGACGGACTTGGTACCGTGTTTCTTAGCACCCGGCACTCTTTTTGAGTGTCATTAAGAAACCTCTATTACCAAGGAGTTCTTTATGAACACACTTATAGAAATATCAGAACAGGTTATTGATCAGGAAACTGTTCAAACTGTTAATGCGCGTGATTTGCATGCGTTTTTAGAAGTAGGTAAAGATTTCTCTACTTGGATTAAATATCGCATCAACAAATATAATTTATTAGAAAATCAGGATTATTTAGTTTTCACCAATTTTGGGGAAAACCTCCAAGGCGGTCGTCCCTCTAAAGATTATCATCTAACTTTAAGTGTAGCAAAAGAGCTTTCTATGCTTGAGAACAATAAGAAAGGTAGAGAAGCGCGTTTATACTTTATCAAATGTGAACGGCTTTTGAAACAAGTAGTGACACCACAAGTTGACTATTCCAAACCGGAAGCATTGCTTGGTGTTTTAAATCACTTACAAAATCAAATCGAACAGAAAGATCATGTGATTGCAGAATTAGCACCAAAAGCAAAAGCTTTGGAAGGCTTAAAACGTTCTGATGGTTTGTTTGGTCTTATCGAAGCAGCAAAGATGTTAGAGGTACGACCAAAGGATTTAACCGATTATTTGCGTAAACATGATTGGGTATATCGACGTGCTCCAGGGGCGCCTCTGTTACCTTATCAGGACAAGATAAAGAAAGGATTCATGGACTGCCCTGCTATTACCATTCAAAGACCGGATGGAACAGAAAAGGTGCTGCCTTCAACAAAAATTACATCCAGAGGATTGGCGTGTTTGAGAGAGCAAATCTATGGAGGTGTGCAATGAATAGCAGTGTCGACTTCTTATGCGATTTATGGATGGCTTTGTTTCGGTTTTCTAATGATGAAAATATTAACGACAAAGAATGTACTGCTTTGGTTGACATCATGAGTCTGGTAGAAAAGGTTTTGATTTTAAAACTTCAAGATGAGGTGCCCAATATACTTAAAATCTTAACAGTTCTAACAGATTTTGGAGATTCAGAACTACCGCATAGCATGGATTCTTTGTTGCGAGCTTATGCTCCTACTTTGGAAAACCCCATTAAAAAGGTAGCTTAAGTAAAAAACACAACTCCCCTTCCCGTTCTCAAAAATGGGGAGGTGGTTGGTTTAGCTACCGCTTACTTTTTTTAAAGCTTCACTCATACGTGCGCGCCAATCTTTTCCTTGTTTTTTAAAAGAGGCAATAACATTTGGGTCGAGACGGAGAGTAACCGCTTGTTTAGGAGATTCAACGGGTGGACGCCCACGTTTACGGCGCTCTTCTGTTACATACTTAAAAAAGGAGGCTGGTAAAACGTCTTTAGCTGGCTTTAAGCGTGCAAGTTCTTCATCTGTTAGTGGTGGGGAATCCACAGCGTCCCAATCTTCTTTTGTATAGCCACATCCTGTTTCAAAGGTTTTTTTGATAGTCATTGAAAACCTCTCTTTCTTTTTTATTCGCTTGACGAAAACTGATAATGGATATCGCTTCATTGCCAAGCCTTGCAAAAACAATAACTGTTGTGCCATCAGCAAAATGCCCGATAGCTTTCATGCGGTTTGAATGTGTTGCATCAATAAGAGCATGTTCCCAGTCAAAACAAATAACATCAGCAAAATCAAGCTTATGTTTATCAATGTTTAAAGCTCTTTTTGGTTCATCCCACACTATCTTCATATATTTTATGTACACGAAAAATAGGATGCCGTAAACAAAAAAGTGTACGATAATTCACGTAAGTCATTCAAAATGGAGAAACTATCAATGACCAAGAAACATCGTAAGGGTCTATCGGTTCGTGCGTTTGCGAAGAAGATGCGGGTTTCGCCTAATGCAGTGGTTTCTCGGATAAAGACAGGCAAATTTGATGAGGCTCTTTTTGAAGATGGATCTGTCAATGAAGCGCTTGCAACAGCTATCTGGAATGAGAATCCAACAAAGCGCCCTGCCTCACTTTTAGCGCCTGATGGAAAGGTGCGGACAAAGATCAAACAAGCCTCCACAGATGGAGCCAATGAATACAAGATAAAACTGGAGCGAATGCAAGTTGCGCTTGAAAGCGAAAAGATTGCCCTTGAACGATTGCGCGAAACCACTGTTGATCGAGAAGAAATGAAAAAGGCGGCACGTGAGTTTGGAAGAGCGCACCGTGATGCTATGTTGAATTTTCCGCATCGTTTTGGTGCGAGCATTGCTGCACAAGTTGGATGTGATGCAGCCAGCCTTATTGGTGCTATTGATTATACCATGAGAACAGCTTTGCTTGAGGCGGTTAATATTCCAGTGCCTTTTCATGATCCTCATTCTCCAGAGTTAGAGCACTTGCAAGAAACGAATAATGGATGACAATGCAGTCGAAGAATTTTTCGCCAATGCCAATGACGCACGACAACCAGACCCACCATACACGGTTTCGCAATGGGCGGACAAGAATAGGTATCTTAGCACCGTAGCAAGTGCTGAGCCTGGGCTTTGGAGAACAAAGCGTACCCCTTATTTGCGCGAAATCATGGATAACCTTTCCTCTTACGTGCCAATTGAAACAACAATTGTCATGAAAGGGGCGCAGATCGGCATGTCTGAAGCAGGATTGAACTTCTGCGGTTATGCTATTCATTACAGTCCGGGACCTGCCCTTTATGTGATGCCAACGGTTGAGACAGCGAAGAAATTGTCAAAGACGCGTCTTGACCCAATGATTATGGCAAGCCCTGCTTTAAGCGAACGCATTGCCCCAGCGCGGGCACGCGACAGCGGCAATACAATGTTTTCGAAAGAGTTTGATGGTGGTGCATTGATGCTTACAGGAGCCAACAGTGCTGCCGGTTTGCGTTCCATGCCTATTCGTTATCTGATTTTGGATGAGGTTGATGCCTATCCTCTCAGTGTGGATAACGAAGGTGATCCGGTGATGATAGCGGAAAAGCGGACCTCAACCTTTGTGCAGAGAAAGATTTTTAAATTGTCCACGCCAACACACCGTGACACAAGCCGTATCGCCAAAGATTTCGTGCTAGGAGACCAGCGATATTACAATGTCCCTTGTGATGCGTGTGGTGTTCTACAGCCCATTGTTTGGTCACAAATCAAGTGGCCAAAAGGCGCTCCTGAAAAAGCTGTTTTTGTTTGTGCGCATTGTGGTCATGAACATGCTGAGCACAGAAAAACAGATCTCATGTGTGAAGAAAGAGGAGCATGTTGGGTACCAACCAGTGAGTCAAGCAGACCGAATTTGCGTTCTTACCATATTTCGGCACTCTATTCACCTTGGCTTACTTGGGGGGAATGCGCAAGAGAGTTTTTAGATGCGAAAGATGATCCGGCACTTTTGCAACCTTTTATCAACACAGTGCTTGGAGAGCCATGGGAGGATAGAACCGGCGAAGTTGTTGACCCTGATAGCCTCTATGCAAAACGTGAAGATTATCCCCTTGCACCAGAACAAGCCGTGTTGTTGACAGCGGGCATTGATGTGCAAAATGACCGGTTAGAACTGGAAGTAGTGGGATGGGGACGCAGTGAAGAAAGCTGGCATATCGATTATCACATCATTCCTGGCGACCCCTCTTCTTTTGAAGTATGGGACCAATTGGATAAATATCTTACAAGACGCTGGACGCATCTAGGCTATAAAGATGGCATCAAGATAACGGCGGCTTGTATTGATACCGGTGGTGGACACACACAAGCGGTTTATAATTACGTGCGCCCCCGTGAAGGGCGGCGTATCTGGGGGATTAAGGGGCAAGCGGGATGGCGTGCGGTATGGCCACGCCGCCCAAGTAGAAACAACAAAGGACAGATTAATCTCTATATTGTTGGTGTTGATGCAGCAAAAGATATTATCACGGCACGGTTTAAAAAATCCGGTCCTGAAGCATCGGGGGCTGGTGCAACACACTTTCACAAAAACCTTGATCGAGAATATTTTGACCAGCTGACCGCTGAAAGAAAAGTCATCAAATATTTTAAAGGCTTCAAGCGCATTGAATGGCAAAAAAGCGAAAAAGCAAGAAATGAAGCCTTGGACTGTAGGGTTTATGCTTATGCTGCTTTACAAGGTCTGATTTCGGCGGGAATAAACCTTAATCGAGAAGTCGATATCTTAGAAGAGCGTTTGGAAAAACTTAAAATTGAAGGCTCTTTAGAGCAGTCAACACCAAGACATACCCCCTCTCCTGCTCCAAGAAGATCTCAGATAGCACAGCCTCAAAAGAAGCCATTCAGAACAATGATGAATCCTTATATGCAAGGGGATTGGAGGTAATTTGTGGATGAAACTTTAGAACCAATTAACAGCAAATTTTCGAGACTTGAAAGTTTAAAAAGGCGGCGTGAGCAAATTGAAGAGGCTCTTTATTCGGGAGCGCAATCGGTGCGCCATGGCGATAAGCAAGTAAGCAATCGTTCTGTTGAGGAACTTCGCAGAGCGCTTGAGATGCTGAACACACAAATAGCGGATCTTGAAGGACGCAAGCGTTCACGCGTTTTCTATTTTAATATATCACGAGGCTATTAATGGCTGGTTTTTTTAATAAACTCACAGGCTTTTTTACAATTTCTCGTCAACACAATCCCCATTTTGAAGCGGCAAGTAAAAGCCGTCGCATGGGTGGTTTTGACCCAGCCAAAAAACATATCAATAAAGCCATTGAGGAATGCGGTGATACCATTGTTGCCCGTTCAAGATGGCTTTATGACAATGAAGCTCTTTATGGGTCTGCAACAGAAGAATGGGTCTCTGCGGCTGTAAGTGATGGGATTAAACCTTATCCTCGTATTGAAGGTTTTCAAGAAGAAAAGAAAAAGCTTTTAGACTTATGGTGGCAATGGGTTGATGAAGCGGACTATGATGAAGATGCCAATTTTTATGGTCTGCAAGCAACGATTGCCCGAGAGGTCTTTTTAACCGGCGAATGCTTTGTAAGACTACACTATGTCGACCTTTATGGACGCTCTGGTGTGCCTCTTCAATTGCAAGTTTATCCCACCGAAATGCTGGATCTCACTTATAATGGACCGGCTGAGATTGAAGGCAATTACATTCGTATGGGAATTGAATTTAATGCCAGTGGCAAGCGCGTTGCTTATCATTTCTGGGAACATCACCCCTATGATGATTGCCCTGCAAATATGGCATTTGAGAGCCAAGAACGCGTGCGTGTCCCTGCTGAAATGGTCCTTCACATCAAAGAGCGCCGTATTGCCGGACAATTGCGCGGTTCTCCCAAAATAACGCGCTGTATGACAAAGATCTTTCAACTCGAATCCTATGATGATGCAGAGCTTGATCGAAAAAGGACAGCAGCTCTTTTTGCGGTGTTTATTACAGGGAAGGAATCTCATGATGCGAAATTAGAGGAAAATCGTGAGCAAACGACGCCCCCAAAGAAGACCGAAGAGGCAGCTGACGTGGATAAAATTTACCCTGGATCGGTCAACATAGTGGATGGCGAAAAACAAATTACATTTTCCAGTCCTGTTGAGGTTGGTGGTTCTTATGAAGCCTTTCAATATCGTAATATTTTAAAAATTTGCTCGGCTCTCAATATGCCTTATGCCGTTGTGACTGGAGACGTTACGCGGGGGAATTTTTCCAATGTGCGTACCTCTATCATTCAGTTTAGACGGCACGTCAAACAATGGCGCGAACATATCATTGCTTTTCAGTTCAATCGCATTGTTTGGGAGCGCTTTGTTGAAATGGCAGTGCTTTCTGGATGCGTCAATTTGCCAGAGTGGGAAGAAAATCCCTTGCCATGGCTTCAATGTGAAAGCTTTGCACCACCCCTGGAAATGATTGATCCAAACAAGGATATATCGGCGGAAAAAGAAGAAATCCGTGCAGGCTTGAAAACACGACGCATGGCACTTGCCGAGCGCGGCTTTGATATCGACAGCATTCATGCCGAACTGCAAGAAGAGCACACAGACGCTCGTGCGCGCGGCTTATCTTTTGACACGGATATGGCAGCGCCCTCTGGTAGCAATCAAGTAATTGATACCGCAGATTCAGACCCTTCTGACACTTATGAAAGCAACCAAGGCAGTGAGGCACATACAAATGGTGAATAATCTCGACATGCCGTTTTTGGCATCACGGCTTTTTGGTGTTCCTCATATGCTTGCATCGACAAAGCTTGATATCATTTTGAATGCTCTTGCGCCACGTCTTTTTGAGGGAGAAAAGTTTGCCCCTAAGGCTTTTGCGCAAGGGGATACAGCGTCTTTCAGCCCCCCTGAAACTTATGTAGTGCAAAACAATATTGCTATACTACCGGTTCATGGCACGCTTGTGCGCCGTGGTGCAAGGCTTGGGGCTTTATCGGGGCTAACCTCTTATGAAGGTTTAAGGGCTTCTTTTCGTGAAGCCATTGCACAACCTGATGTTCGCGCTGTCTTACTTGATATTGACAGTGGTGGTGGAGAAGCCGGCGGTGTGTTTGATTTGGTTGAAGAGTTTCAAACACTCTCAAAACAATATGGCAAACCCATTTGGGCACATGCCAATGAATTTGCCTGTTCTGCAGCTTATGCCATTGCTTGTGCGGCTTCTCAAATATGGGTTGCACGCACGGGTGTTGTGGGCTCGATTGGTGTCGTTTGCGCCCATCTTGACCAATCCCGTGCGGATGAAAAACACGGACATAAATGGACCTTTGTCTTTGAAGGTGATCACAAAGTTCATGGCAACCCTCACGAACCCTTGAGCGATACAGCACAGATAAAAATGCAAGCCGATTGCGCCCTGCTCTACGAGATGTTTGTTGATTTGGTGGCGCAAAACAGACGCTTAAATGCTGATGCAATTCGTGACACGAAGGCAGAAACTTTTATAGGCACCCAAGCTCTCAAACTTGGATTAGCAGATGTGCAAGGCACCCTTGCGCAAGCTTTGGAAGCCTTAACGGATTCCATATCACAAAACCCAACATCAACAGAAAAAGGACAAAACACATGGCACGCACACAATACCGCGCTGAAGAAGATGATGACGAAAAGATCGTCGACATCATCAATGACGAGGAAGATGACGAAGACGATAGTGACATCGACAAAAAAGCCGAAGACTTCGACGAGGAAGAAAACGAATATGAGGATGAAGACAATGAGGACAATGAAAACAAGCGCGAAGATATGAAAGCCGTGCTTGAAAAAGAAAGAGAGCGCGCAAAAGCACTAACAACTCTTGAAAGGCAAGCAAAGCACTTAGGCGTTTCTTTTGACGCAGTAAAAGCTATTCAAAACGGTATGAGTCTCGAAAAAGCACGCCAGTGTGTGTTGGCGGCTGCTAGCTCTCAAAGCGCGTCTTTAAAACTCTCGCCTTATACCCCTCATAGTGATGGGACAAGCAAGGCAAAGATTCACGCAAAATGGGAAGCAGCTTGGAGGGCAGTGAAATGACAAATATTATTTATGACGACGTACGCAATGGCGCTTATCTTGGACCCTACGACCCTGATATGTCAAACGAAGAAGTGGTATTCGCATCAGGAGCATTCATTGAAGCGGGAACTGTCATGGGAAAGATAACCGCATCAGAAAAATATATCCCCCTTAATCCAGCAGCAACAGATGGCAGTCAAACACCGGCAGGGATTTCTTTTGCCACTATTGATGCAACAGAAGCAGATCAACGCGCTGTGATCACAGCACGCTTATGCACTGTAAAAGCTTCTGAACTGCTATGGCCAGATGCCATCACGGATGAGCAAAAGAAAGAAGCCATTCAGTCTTTAGAAGACCATAACAACATTCTATTGCGATAGGAGAATGCACACATGGATATGAATTTTTTTAAACATGATGCTTTCTCAAGCATCACAATGATGAAAGCCATCGAAAACTATGAGTTTCAACCTGGTCTTGTGAGCTCTCTTAATCTTTTTGAGGAAGTTGAAACCAGTACCACAGTGGTTGGTATTGAACGGCGTGATAATACATTTTCGCTTATTCAAACCAGTGAACGCGGGGCACCTTTGGCAGAAGGCGACAGAGAGGGGCGTAATCTTCGTTTTTTCAAAACAACACGGATTGCCAAAAGTGATACCGTAAAATCAGAAGAAATCCAGAACCGGCGTGAATTTGGCGCAGAAGATCAGTTAGAGACAGCAATGAAATATATTGCCAGAAAACAAAAGAAACTGATTTCTGAAATCGAATTGACATGGGAAAATATGCAGCTTGGCGCTGTTCAAGGTGTTGTCCTTGATGCTGATGGCTCTGTCATTGTGGATTGGTACAAGGAATGGGAAATCACACCACCAAAGCCCATTGATTTTAAACTGAATGTTGAGACAACCAATGTTGCTGACAATGTTGACCAAGTCATTATGAGGATGATTGAGGCTTCAAAAGGAGCATTTTCTGATCGTTCACGCATTATTGGGCTTTGTGGAAATGAATTCTTTTCCAAGTTGAAAAACCATAAAACAATTCGGGAGACCTATTTAAACACAGCCTTAGCACAGACACTCAATAGTGCTGGAGGTGTTGCAACACCAAGTGCAATTGGTTCTGGAAGCTTTGGCAGTTTTGACTTTGCAGGTGTCACTTTCATTAATTACCGGAGTATCCACAACTATAATGTAAGTGCAAAGGCTGGAACAAAGCGCGCCATAGGAATTAAGCCTGATGAATGTCAATTCTTTCCTGTTGATGCGCCTGGTGTATTCCAAAAAACCTTTGCACCAGGGGAAAGCTTGGATTTTGCTAACACCGTTGGAAGACCTCTCTACACCATGTTGATAGTTGATCACGACCGTAATGCATGGGTAAAGCCTGAGGTATACAGCTATCCGCTTTACATTTGCACACGCCCTGAAATGCTGTTTAAAGCAGTGATTGGAGCGAAATAACATGCGATGGCACGGGCTGCTAAACCAAATGGTTAAAGATGTGCGCAACACTTTTGGGCAGCCCATCATCTACACGCGAAAGGACAACCAGCAATCTTTTCGTATCACAGCGATTTACGGAATTAAGCATTCAGAATCGGACGCCGGTGGCAGAATCTCTACCACAATTCCAAGAAAGGAACTTGATCTTTGTATCAACGACATTGGAGGCTTACCACCAAAACCTGAAGATAATGTTGTAATCATTTCCCCTGAAAACAACAAAGCCCCCTCTCAAGAGCACTTCATTGTCACAGATGTCCAAGCCTCAGAATCCGGTATGTATAAGCTTATCTTGCGGGAGATAAAACAATGAGGCATCTTTGTTTGGTGCACTGTTAAATACTCTCTAGTTATTTTAAAAATAATGATATTACTGCTTGACATTATGACAGGAGTATGAATAATCGAATCAGGTGCCTCAAAAACACCTTAAACCATAAGCGGATTGGTTACCGAAATAATCAGTCTTCTATACATTAAAAACTTTGACTCATTATATGCTACATGCGTATAATAACATCTGTCGGGTGTGGTTACGCTATACAATACCCTTGCGGGGAAAGTGTAACGACGGACTTATGGCCGTGTTTTTGAGCACCCGGCACTCTTCTTAGAGTGTCAATCAAAAACATCTAACCATAAGGAATTCATTATGAATACTCTTATAGAAATATCAGAACAGGTCATTGATCAAGAGACTGTTCAAACTGTTAACGCGCGTGATTTGCATGCGTTTTTGGAAATAGGTAAAGATTTCTCTACTTGGATTACAGACCGTATCAACAAATATAATTTATTAGAAAATCAAGACTTTGTTTGCTCCCCGATTTTGGGGAGCAAAGGCAGGGGTGGTCACAATCGTAAAGATTATCATCTGATTTTAAGTGTAGCAAAAGAACTTTCTATGCTTGAGAACAATAAGAAAGGTAGAGAAGCGCGTTTATACTTTATCAAATGTGAACGGCTTTTGAAACAAGTAGCTGCTCCACAAGTTGACTATTCCAAACCGGAAGCATTGCTTGGTGTTTTGAATCACTTACAAAATCAAATCGAACAGAAAGATCATGTGATTGCAGAATTAGCACCAAAAGCAAAAGCTTTGGATGGTTTAAAACGCTCTGAGGGGGCTATGTGTGGCATCTTATTGTTTTTTATTCACGAGTGGTTGTTCAAGGAGCTTTTTGAGATCTTCTGAATTCATTGCCAGTAGGTGATTTAATGTAACGGTAGTGCGGACAGAATCTTCTAAACGAGCAAGAATTTCACCCGTAAGGCTACGATGATTTGCTTCAGCAAGCTCTTCCAATTGATTTTTCAGTTCAATTGGAATGAGAAATTTAAATTGCACACGATCTTTTTTTGTCATGCACCTAAAATATACCTAAAATACACTTGACACAAGGTACCTTTATGGTACTAAATATGTGCATATGGAGGTAAAATGAAAACGATCCAATATAAAATAAATATGCCACATACATTAAAGGAGTGGTTGTTTAATCGGGCGACTGAGAATGATCGCTCTCTTTCATCTGAAATAATTAACATTCTCAAAAAAGAAAAAGCGCTAGAGCATAAGTCCGCAAAAACTCTCTCTAACGCTTTACATCTAACTAACCTGAAAGAGGTCAATTACAATGAATAATAGCACATACTTACCTATCAATAAAGACAAATTAATCAAATTACGAGAAGTCGAAAACGAGCCTCGTGTTCGCGATGTGGACTTAGCAGAGAAATTAGGGTTTGTTCGTACACGTGACGTTAGAAAATTAATTACAAGAAATATGCAAGAAATAGAACGGTTTGGGAGGTGCGCCACTGTGGCGCACGTAATAAAGGGCAATAACGTAACAGAATATTGGCTTAACGAAGAGCAGGCGTTATTGATTGCGACATTATCGAATACAGAAAAATCTTCTCAAGTCCGTTATATGCTTATTAAGTTATTTGTTGCATGGCGTAGGGGCGAGATAAAGCAATCCTATGTTCAATCGATCGACTATTCCAGTCCAGCAGTAATGCTTGGTGTCTTAACGCATTTAAAAGATGAAAACGAGCGGAAAGACAATATCATTGCTAAATTAGAACCAAAAGCAAAAGCTTTGGATGGTTTAAAACGCTCTGATGGTTTGTTTGGTCTTATTGAAGCAGCAAAGATGTTAGAGGTACGACCAAAAGATTTAACGGATTACTTGCGTAAACATGATTGGGTATATCGACGTGCTCCAGGAGCGCCTCTGTTGCCTTATCAGGATAAAATCAAGAAAGGATTCATGGACTGTCCTGCTATCACTATTCAAAGACCGGATGGAACAGAAAAAGTGCTCCCTTCAACAAAAATTACACCAAAAGGATTAGCTTGTTTGAGAGAGCAAATCTATGGAGGTGTGCAATGAATAGCAGTGTCGATTTTTTGTGCGATTTATGGATGGCATTGTTTAAGCTTTCTAATCATCGAGGCATTGGAGACGAGGACTGCAATGCTATAGTTGAGGTTATGGAATCGGTCGTAGATGCTCTGGTTTTAAAGCTTCAAGATGACGTGCCCAATATTACAAAAATCTTGGCAATTTTGACAGATTTTGGAGCTTCAGAACTTCCACATCGTATGGATTCTTTGTTGCGAACTTATGAACCAAATTTGGACAACCCCATTAAAAAGGTTGCTTAAGTAAAAAACATCTCCCCTCCCCATTCTTAAGATGGGGAGTGGTCAAGAGACTTCTTTAGGTAAGAACTCAAAATGAACGGATTTAAAACCAGTTAAGTCATAATCTGTAAGATCGGCAGTATCAACAAAGTTTTCTGCTTCTTCATCCGTCTTAAAAACGGGCATTTGTTTTAATTTAGAGATTTTCATAAAAATTAATTTTCTTTTAGTACGTATAGACTTTTAAAAGATTCAAAGTTTAGAAGAAATGTATCTGTTTAAACTCACACCATTTTCAGCGGCTTGTATTGCAAGTTTTCTATGGAGTTCTGGTGGTATTCTTAATTGAAACTTACCACTATATTTACCATGTGACAAAGGCACAGGAACTTCTTCTCCATTATGTTGCATGTCCTCAACAACTTCTGAAACAAGGTCCATAATACCTTTTAAAGCTTTCTCTGCTTGAGCATCTAACCATGAAAGGGATGGGAATTCTGCACACAATCCAACATATTCCTCATCTTCTTGCAACCACAAAACACGATATGTATAATGATTATTGTTCATGTTTCATCCTTTCTATCGCTTGTAAGACTTGTTTGACTTGATAAGCTTTTGCTTTGTTACCAGAATCTTTTTGAATATTCACACGAGGATCACCAAGCCACGGTGTTTTAAAAACAAAGTGGCTTGTACCATTGTTCCGTGGTTCTCCAAAGAAATAGACACACACAGCCAACAAATCTGAAAACTTGATGTTCTTTGGTGATGCTTTCATCAAGCTGATTATTTTTTCAACTTTATTGCTCACAACCAATAATAGTATCATTATTAATCCTAGTCAATCATTTTATACACTTAATTGGACAGGAGCGCCCATGCATCCGAGAGAAACGATAAGGGAAAGTTTTGTTGCATTAATCAAAGCAGCAAAGACGGCGGCTGGTGACAATGTTTTCAATATGCGCGATTTCAACTTTTCCCCTGAGAACACGCCCGCAATTAATATCTCAACACAAAGTGAAACGATTGAAGATGGCTATGATTATGGAGTAAGGCGGCGCGTTTTAATAGTGGATGTTGAATGTTATGCGACATGTGAAGATGGAGCACGTTTTGTTGACCAATTAGCATGGGAAGTTGAGGAGATTTTCTACGCTAATCCCAATCTCAACAACACAGTTGAAACATGCCGCCTGCAAAATATTGCTTTTGCCTTTGGCGATAATGGCGCTCTAGCGCTCCATGGTGCAATTTTAACCCTTGAAGTCATTTATGTGACAAATATCCCCAACATGGATGAAGAAGAAAGCAGTGTAACAGCAAGACTCGTTGAACCTTTCTTAAGCTTTGAACCAGAAACAGGCCTGAAAAATAAAGATAAATACCATAAAATTGAAGGTGGACATGTTAGAGCGGCGCGATAAAGAAATCACAGATCTAAAGAGACGTGTGGCCAATATGGTTGTAGTGGGAAAAATTAGCCATGTAGACCATAAAAACGCACGCTATCGGATAAAAAGTGGCAATCTTGTTAGTGACTGGATTCCAGACACACAAGCCCGCGCCGGTAAAACACGCTCTTATGAAGGGCGCGATGTTGGAGAGCAAGTGATTGTTGTTTCATCATCAGGGGATTTATCGCAAGGAGTGATTATTGGCTCCATTCATACAGATGCTAATCAAGCAGCCGATAAAGGCAACATTCATAAGACACTTTATCCTGATGGAACCAGCCTTGAATATGATGATGAACAAAACAGCTATGCACTCACTATCAAATCAGGCGGAAAGTTTATCCTGACAATCGCTGATGGCGTGTCACTAAAAGGTGATGGTGGTAAGCTAGAGCTTACAGCACCGGAAGGCATAAAGATTGTTTCAGAAAAAGATATAAGTCTAAACGCAGATGGCAACATTTCTTTGAAAGCCGGTGGTGGAGTTTCACTCAATTCGGGTGATGGTCTCTCTCTTCACTCCGGTGATGATGTTTCCATCCATTCAGGTGGATTAAAGCACAACGGCAGCAATGTAGGAGCAACACATGTTCACGGCGGTGTTACTCCTGGTGGCTCCATGACAGGAGGTCCCAATTGAACAGTGGAATGGACCGTACAACAGGAAAGCCATTGACCGGCATTGATCATTTGCGTCAATCAATCCTTGATATTTTGTCAACACGCATTGGCTCGCGTGTGATGCGGCGTGATTATGGTTCACGTGTTGCGGAACTCATTGATGCACCGGTTAACAATGCTTTTGCCGTTGCTCTTTATGCTGCTGTTGCTGAGGCGTTAGACAAGTGGGAACCGCGTTTTAAATTGAAAAAAATTGATTTTAAAATGGTTGATGCTGGACAAGTTTCTTTGTCCTTTGAAGGTATTTATTTGCCATCCGGCAAGCCCATCACCATGGAAGGATTACTAATAAAATGAATGACGTGCTTGCAAAACCCGAAATCATCACAGAACTTTCTTTTGAGGAAATACGCGCTGCTGCTCTTGCCCATTTAAAAGAGCTTTTGCCGGAATATACCATTCTTGAAAGTGATCCGGCTGTAAAAGTCATTGAAGCTTTTAGCTATCGAGAGCTGCTTTTAAGGCAGCGTATTAACGAAGCGGCACGCAACAACATTCTTGATTTTGCAACCGGTGAATCTCTTGACGCTTTGGGAAACTGGCATGGTCTTGCCCGCATGGAGGGTGAAAGTGACGAGAGATATCGTGAACGCATAGAGCTTCATGCCCGTGGTGGCAATGGTAGCGGGACAGAGCCCTATTACAAGCTTATAGCCTTAACAGCCGATAGTCGTGTTAAGGATGCGATTGTTTACCGTAAAGGCAAAGACCCAACCATCTATGTTGCTCTTTTTGGCAACAATGAAGAAGGAACGGCATCCGAAGATCTCTTACAAACAGTCTCACAAGCTCTTAACAAAAAAAATATCATCATGACAAATGATACAATCATTGTTCACGCTGCTGTAAAAAAAGTAATAGATTTAGAAGCAGATGTTTGGCTGTTACCGGAAACATCTTTGAAAATTCTCACGACAATGGAAGCAAATTTAAGAGCAGCATGGAGACAAGAACAAGCCATTGGCCGTGAATTAAGCTTATCGTGGTGGATTTCGAAACTGATGATCCCTGGTGTCCAAAAAGTGATCGCCATTACACCAACAAGGGACAGTACGGTTTGTGATGAAGAAGTTTTATCGATTGGAAAAATCACCTTAAACTTTAAAGGGCGTGCGCGCTAATGGTTGGTTCCCTCCTCCCCACAAACGCAACAGAATTTGAAAAGCGCCTTGCTGATGCTTGCGATTTTCATCAAGATATTGACGGTTCTGTTTTGGGGATTTCACGCGCAAAACTGATCACACGCCCTCCCCGTTTCTTGCCGTGGCTCATTGAAGAATACGGGCTTGGAGAGCTTACACCTTATGTTCCAAACCTTTATGATTTGATTGATCAAGGGCTTGCATGGCAGCGGATACGTGGCTCCCTTGCGGCAATAGAGATGGGGCTTGAATGGCTAGAGATTTCGGCACGCTTTCAACCCGCCTGGACGGGGCGTGCATGGTGGAACTCCTTTCAACTCTACTTTGATCAGTTGCCTGAACGAACACAGCTTGAAGCCATTGAAGCAATTACCGACCTTTCCAAAAGTCTGCGCTCTGATTTTCACCGTGGTGTCATGGGTTATGATGTGCAAGCTGTTGAATGCAATATGTCACGCCTTGATGACAGCATGTTGGAGTATGAAAGCGGTGTGCGCTTAACAGCTGGGGGCACTTTGTTTTCCTTTGGGCGCACAACAGAAATCAATCACACGCTCACAAGAGAAGAAGGTAAGCTTATTGGCAATTGGATAGATGATGGGGATGAGGAATTAAGCTGGGATCAAATCGATTATCCATGGGACATGGCAAATTTTCCGTGGTGTTCGGTCAAAAAACATGAACGCGATATGCTCATGGCAGAATGGTTTCATGGTCGCACGCTTTATCTCGTGTTAAGAGACAGCCAAGATGCCGTGATTGGGTTTCGCAGATGCTATGCTGTAGCCCCTGTCGAACAGGCTTTGCAGGGGGTTTACAGCCATTCAGGCAATCACTATCAGCCCTCCCCGAGGGGCACGGCGCTTCTTGTTGCAGCCCGCACAGACTTTCGCAATGTTGACGGCAAACAAGCAGCATTTGTTTCTGTTCTCGTTCATGCCACCCCCAAACAAGATATCCCCCTTGATATCCCTTTGGGCAAACTTTGGTTGGAGCCTGATGAACTAAGTGGTGGTGTGGAGATACTCAAAACGCCTGTCACTATTCCTTTGCGCGCAGATATTCGCGAACAATTCAAGATTTTATTGAGGTTTTAACATGAAGCATGAAAGTGGTCTACCGTTTGCAATTGACAGATCTCGCGGCAAAGAGGAACAACAAAGCGTTGTCTTTTATGGCACGCGTCCCTTTATTCAAAGTGGTGAACTGAATGAAGTTCAAACCATTATAAGGGGACGGCATGACCGTTTGGGGCGCCTTGTTGCACAAGAAGGAGACCGCGTTGAACGCGCCGATGCTTTTGTCAACAAAGAAACACAAACCGTCACTTTAACGGATGGCAAGATTTATATTGCCGGTGATATTTTCCCCGTGGCACCCGCTGTACTCAACAATGTTTCCATAATTGGGCGCATTGAAATTGGTGTAAAGCTCCAGAAACAGTGGAGTACACATGAGGATGATCCAGAGCTGTTGGGGCAAGTTCCTGGCACCTTGGCAGAAGGAGAGCCTGGAGCCGCACGCGAAACAGCAAAGCTTGTTTGGGCACTCAAAGAGGATGCACAAAGTGGTACTTTCTTTCCGGTTTATATCTTACAAGATGGTGTTCTGATCGATCAAAAATCCCCCTCATTGCTTGAGCCCGCCATGCAAGCCATTGCGACGTACGACCGCGCCCATGGGCATTATATCGTGAGTGGCTGCCGTGTGAGCGCATTGGGAGCCAATAACGGTTGCCAAGTGTTTAGTATTCAAGAAGGAGAAGCCAATATCAATGGCTTTAAACGCAAGCGCTTAGCTGCTTTGCGCCATGAAGAGGTGGAAGAGTTTTCGACAAGTGTTGTTCCAAGCGAAACTCATATCTTTACACCCCAAAAAGAGGAAATAAGCTCTCAATCTGACATTCAAGCTGGTTCTGACATCACTCTAGCTGGTCATGGCGTCATCAGAGCTCCCGCTGTCACCGTCATAAATGATCACAACATCAGATTTTATGGTAGTGACATCACCCCAGATGCTGGTGGTGACATCGCCATAGATTCTGATGGTGACATCGCCACAGATTCTGGTCATGACATCACCGACCTTGCTGCTTACGGGCATGCTACTCCCGAAGAAACGCATATTTTTGCGCCTCAAAAAGGGAAAACAAGCTTTACCTTTAAAACCTATTATGCTCCCATTGCCGATATTCAGTCTCTTTTGTTGACAAAAGAAAAAACCGTGACAATCACCCGTGGTGCGGTTGCCGCAGGGCGTGATGGTGTTCCTGATAAAAGCATCACTTCTTTTATCAAAGTCGTTCAAGGAAGCAAGGAATTTAAAGAAAGCACAGATTTTAAGAAAACAGGAGACACCATTGATTGGGCACCCGTGGGAGACGAACCGCTCCCCGGAAGTAGCTATACAGTCACGTACCGTTATCGCGCTAGCATAAAAGCCGATAAGGTAACAGCACAGCAAATTACTGTCTCAGGTGGTGCTGATGGTGGTGATATTATTATCAGTTATACTTACAAATTACCGCGCATTGACCGTATAGGTCTCAACACACAAGGCAATGTGGTTTACATCAAAGGGGTTTCATCAGACCAACCCATGGCACCAAGTGTCCCTGATGATGTGTTATCCCTTGCAACCATCACCAATAATTGGCTTGAAACGCCGGTAGTTGTCAATGATGGCACACGTGTTGCCCCCTATGATGAGATGTGGCGCTATTTTCAACGGGTGCTCTCCCTTGACCGGTTGATGCAATTAGAGCGCATTAAAAGCAATGTGGACTCTAAAGAGCCTGTCGCCAAAAAAGGCATGTTTGCTGACCCTTTTCTAGATGACTCTTACAGAGATGAAGGCTTTCAGCAAACGGGGGCTGTAGGCAGTGGCATTTTACAGCTCGCCATTGATCCAACATTTTACACTGCTCCTTTAAAAGCGCCTGTTACGCTTGACTGGACAAATGAAGTGATCATTGCGCAAGAATTGACAACGGCTTGCGAAAAAATCAATCCCTATCAAAATTTTGCGACCTTACCTGGTACAGTAACCCTTGAACCCGCGACAGACTTTTGGCATGAACAGCGCACCGATTGGCTCTCGAGTGTTACCAATCAACTCAATATGGGCTGGAACCGTGGCAGAACTATCCGTAACACAGAAGTGCATGATGATCTCATCAATGAAACTCAAAAACAAATCGATTTCTTAAGACAAATTACCCTTCACTTTAAAATTGAAGGTTTTGGCAAGTTAGAACAATTAGAAAGCCTCACCTTTGATGGTGTGAATGTTTTGCCAAAAACAAAGCTTGTTGCTAACACCAAAGGCACCCTTGAAGGTACTTTTAAGATTCCTGAAAACATTCCTGCTGGCACAAAAAATGTTGTGGCACGGGGAAAAGGTGGAACCATTGCTACGGGGCTTTTTACTGGGCAAGGCGTGATTGATGTAAAAGTCATGCGGCGCACCACAACGGTGAAAATCTGGACACAAGTGGACCCACAAGCGCAAGTTTTTACCCCCGATGAAACACGGCAAATCACAGGAATTGACTTTCATCTTTGCAAAATTGGTGATCAAAACCATGATCTGGTGATTGATTTGGTCACCACCGAAAACGGTTATCCAACAGCTGATATTCAAGCACAAAGCTTTTATTCTATGAAGAGTGCAAAAACAGGTTGGGCTGGAACACGCTACGATGTACCACTCCTTGTCCCCAATGACCGCTTAACAGCTTTGGTCATTAAAACTGATGATGCTGACCATTCCGTCTCCTTAGCAAAGCTTGGGGATTTTGATGCAGAAAAACAAAGGTATGTCTCGAGCCACCCTTATGTGACTGGTCCACGTTTTTCTTCAGTTAACGCGCAAAGCTGGACCGCCCATCAAGATGAGGCTTTAGCCTTTCGTGTGTTGGCAGCCCGCTACACACAAACAGAAAAGACTGTTGATCTTGGCACATTTGATCTTGTTGACTGCTCTGATTTGCAAATACGCGCAGCCATTGAATTGCCTTCAAGCGAGTGTTCTGTCATCTTTGAAATTGAAAGAAACAATGGCACGGTTTATCAACTCCTGCCCTTTCAATTGCTAAGCCTTACCGAATATATCAGTGAAAAAGTCAAACTCCGCGCCATTCTCAAAGGCACAGAGAAACTCTCGCCTGTTTTGTTTGCGCCTGTTCAATTGATTGCGGGAAAGATCCATAAAACAGCCACTTATGTCACCCGTGCTTTTGCCTTTGGGGAAAAGGCAAGGTTAACCAGCTATATCAAAACATTTTTACCGGGCGGAGCAACCTTCTCACTCGAGATGCAACTGGATGATGGTGCTTTCACCCCTCTCACATTAGACGAAACAGAACAGTTATCCGAACCGCTTTGGACAGAGCGTAAATTTGTGAGCAGCGACAAAACAGCCAAACAAGCACGCTTGAAACTCACGCTTACCGGTGGACCAGCAGCGCGGTCCATGGTGTGTGACTTTGGTGCCGGCATATTATGAGGGGATGAAAGACATGACAAAAACCAAAAAACTCGACATGGAATTGCCTAAAGAAGGACGTTTTATCAGTTCTGAATTCCCAATCTTGCGCGAAAACTTGACAAAAATTGATCAAACAATTTCTGATGTTGAGGAAAAGCTAGACGAAAAAGCCCCTTCAAAACACACGCACACAATAAGTGATGTCACAGATCTTGAAGCAGCTCTTAAGGCCAAGATGGCAGCAGATAAAACATTCACCTTTGCTGATTTAAGCGATATCGAAGGCGCTAAGGACGTAGCCAACAATTATGTTCTCTATAAATCAAGCAACAATAATTTCACCTTTGGCAGTGCTATCTCTCTGTTAGGTGCACACCAGCATAAAACAGAAGATATTGTAGGATTGGATGATTTTAGAGCCAAAATTAATCAAGATCTCACAGCCTATGGTCGCCTAAAACAAGCCAATGAATGGCAAAATTATAATAAATTTACCAGCAAAGTCACCATGAGTGGTGGCTTAGAGCTTTTGGGCAACGCATCATTGAACCTTACCCATAATGGTGAAATGGTTACCAGTTTAAGCACAAATGGAAGCTTGCTTAAAGGACCGCTGAAAGTGGATGGAGATCTTGTTTATACCAAGGCGCAAGTGGATGCAGTTATCTTGGCTGAAATAAAGAGTCTTAAAAAAGATTGGACCGATAAAATCATTAATTGGCTGGCACTTGCCGATGCTGAATTGCTCTATACACAGGATGAAAAAATTCAATGGCCAAACTGGGTCACCGATAAAACTAAAGTTGAGATCCAAGCCTGGGGCGGCGGCGGTAGTGGTGGTGGAGCGGATACACCAGGATTAGGCGGCGGTGGCGGCGGGGGAGGTTGTTCAGTATGGTATGGCTATAAAGCGGATTTAAAAGGGCATGAGGATATCACAATTGGTAAAGGAGGAGCTTGTATTGCATCACGCAGTGCAACAAGCCATTCTGGAGGAACAACAATAATTGGAAAGGATTTTATTACCGCCACAGGAGGACAAGGCGGCGGCGGCGGTCACTCTTTGAAATCAGGCTCTGGTGGAGCTGGAGGCATTGGCGGAAATTTTAGCTTAGCAACAGATGATCGCCCGAATTTTGCCAAGGGCGGGAATGGCAATCCTGGAACAAGCGGAATCGATGGAAAAACAAGTGGTAATGGAGGTGATGCTGGGGGCGATACATCAAGAGGTGGCTCTGGAGGAATAGGACAAGGTTCCTATAGTTCAGGAAAAGCAGGTCGTGGTTTTGGTGGTGGCGGTGCCGGTGCTCACTCTGATTATTCTCCCAGCGGTGCAGGAGCTGATGGCGCTGTCCTTATAAGATTATGGAAAGATTAAATACAAAACCAAAAATAGCGCAAGTCAAATGGATAGCTATTCTATAAGCGAGCTTGTATGATTTTCTTTCTTTAAAACCATTTTTGACTGACAGCGTCAGGCTTATGAGAGAGTGTAGATGATTTTATGGTCTCTTCATTAATTTGGAGAGCAAGATGACAATAGAATTTAATCATGGTATTCACTTTATTAAGAAAGGGTACAATTATGAATGACATTCCTGCACAAAGAGATAAAAATCGTTGCCCTACTCATCCGGGAGAAGTTTTAGCAGAAATTATTCCTGAAACTGGCAAAACGAAGACAGAAATCGCACAGATGCTTGGTATATCACGCCAACATCTCTATGATATTCTAAATGCAGAAAAACCTATCTCCCCTTCTCTTTCGGCTTGTCTTGGAAAGATGTTTGGGAATGGAGCAGCAATATGGTTACGTATGCAAGCCAATTATGATGCTTGGCATGCAGAGCGTGAAACAGATGTTAGCAAAGTTCCGGTACTTCACACTGTTTAATTGTATCACTCAGTCTCTAGAAACTTTTCTAAGTGGTTTTATTGCTTTAACTTCTTTAATTTTAAGTGCAATTTTACGAACGAAAGCAAGACTAAAGCGCCCTTGTGGTTTTAAATCTTCAAAGTCAAACAAAGATTCGCAAGGAACAACATTAAATTCATCAACACGCACCCAAGACTGCTTTTGTAAACCCACACGCTTACATTCTATCTCAGGTATTTTTAAGCTAAACTGCAAATTAATAGGTTCTTGAGAAGTGATAGGAAACAAAAAGAAATGGCTTTCAGTTTTAACCATAACACAGGAAGGACGCGCTTTACGTCCTGAATGTTCACCTTTTTGCGCTTGTTCGTGCCATAAATAATAATATTGTACAACATCCCCTGCTTTAAGCATGTTCGTTACTATTCAAAATGTCATCTAAACCACGATCTAAATCATCTAATATATTTTGAGGTGCATCTGCATAAACAAAAGATTGTGCGCCAGAACGCGCTTTTATTAATTCATGATATAAATCAACAGGAAGCATAATGATTTTTTCACGCCCTCGCTTTGTTAAAGCTACAGGTGTAGACATAGCCTCGTCTAAAATATCGCCTGCCCCGCGGTTTACATCTGTAAAACTATATTTTTTCATAGGCACATCCTATCTTTAATGCATAATACATATTATACGTATAATGTGTATTATGTAAAGATATTTTACGGCATTAACCACCTCCCCATTTTCAGAACGGGGAGATGAATCGTGTTTTAAGCTAAGCAGCTTTCACAACGGGATTCTCCAAAGTAGGAGCATAAGCTTGCAATAACGGATTCATGCTATGCGGTAGTTCTGAATCTCCAAAATCTGTTAGAACTGTTAAGATTTTAAGTATATTGGGCACCTCATTTTGAAGTTTTAAAATCAAAGCTTTTTCCACTACGCTCATAGTATCAACCAAAGCAGTACACTCTTTGTCGCTCATATTTTCATGTCTAGAAAACTGTGATAACGCCATCCATAAATCGCATAAGAAGTTAGTATCTATCTTCTTCATTGTACACCTCCATGGATTTGTTCTCTCAAACAAGCTAATCCTTTTGGTGTGATTTTTGTTGAAGGGAGTATTTTTTCTGTTCCGTCCGGTCTTTGAATGGTAATAGCAGGGCAATCCATGAATCCTTTCTTGATTTTATCTTGATATGGTAATAAAGGTGCCCCTGGAGCACGTCGATACACCCAATCATGTTTTCGCAAGTAATCCGTTAAGTCCTTTGGTCGTACCTCTAACATCTTTGCTGCTTCAATAAGACCAAACAAACCATCAGAGCGTTTTAAACCATCCAAAGCTTTTGCTTTTGGTGCTAATTCTGCAATAACATGATCTTTCTGCTCTATTTGGCTTTGTAAGTGATTCAAAACACCAAGTAATGCTTCGGGTTTAGAGTAGTCAACTTGTGGTGTTGCTACTTGTTTCAAAAGCCGTTCACATTTGATAAAGTATAAACGAGCTTCTCTACCTTTCTTATTGTTCTCAAGCATAGAAAGCTCTTTTGCTACACTTAAAGTTAGATGATAATCTTTACGATTGTGGCCACCTCTGCCTTTGCTTCCCAAAATAGGGAAGCAAACAAAGTCTTGATTTTCTACCAAATTATATTTGTTGATACGTTCGGTAATCCAGTCCGCAAATTTTTTACCTACTTCTAAAAAACTATGCAATTCACGTGCATTTACTGTTTGAACAATTTCCTGTCCAACAGTTTGTTCCGATATCGGAATAAGAGTGTTCATGTGAACTCCTATTGGTTAGATGTTTTTCATTGACACTCTGAAAAGAGTGCCGGGTGCTGAAAAACACGGCCAATAGTCCGTCGTTACGCTTTTCCCGTAAGGGTATTGTATAGCGTAACCACACCCGACAAAGCCATTATATGCGTGTAACATACAATGAGTCAAAGCCTTTAATGTGCGGAAAAGAGACTGTATCGGCAATCCATCCGCTATTGGTTTAAGGTGTTTTTCAAGCACCTGATTCGATTATTCATATTGTCGCCACATTGTCAAGTAGCTTCTGATAATTTTTTGATATTTTTGCTAATTTCATCTCTGAATGCCGGGCGCTGAAAAACACGGCAACAAGCCCGTCGTTATGCCTTTCCCCTAAGGGTATTGTATAGCATAACCACACCCGACAAACACTATTATATGCGCACAGCATACAATGAGTCAAAGTCTTTAATTGGCGGAAAATTGATTATTTCGGCAACCAATCCGCTTGTTGTTTTGAGGTGTTTTTCAAGCACCTTTGTATGAATCTAACGGTTTTAAACATTTTGTCAAGTCGCTCGTCAGAACGGCCTTCACCAATCTCATTTTTCCCATTCATTTTCATTCACCCCTCATTTAAAGGAGCATAAAGTATGGCAACAGGTTTTCTACACGGTGTTGAAGTCGTTGAGGTTGACGACGGTACACGCCCCCTTCGCGCGGTTCAATCCGCAGTTATCGGGATTGTTGGCACGGCGCCCGATGCTGATGAACAAGCCTTTCCTCTTAACACACCGGTTTTGGTTACCGGTTCTCTTTCACAAGCCGCTAAACTGGATAAAACAGGCAAGCGTCAAGGCACCCTACCCAATGCCCTTGACCTGATTTTCAAACAAGTGGGTGCTATTGTTGTCGTCGTACGTGTGAACGAAGGTGATAATGAAAGCGCGACACTTGCCAATATTCTAGGCGGTGTGAACGCAAATGGCGCTTATGAAGGTGTCCATGCTTTAATTGGCGCACAATCAATTCTTGGACAAACACCACGCATTCTTATTGCCCCAGGTTTTACACACAAACGCCCTATAAGTCTTAGCAAGATTGATGTAACAAACCAAGGCAGTGGTTACACACAAGCAAGCGTTAAAATCGAAGGCGGTGCACAAGCAGAAGCAATTCTTAGCGATGGAAAAGTGACTTCTGTTGTCATTAAGGACAGTGGCTTTGATTATCAAACCGCCCCAACTGTGACGATTGAAGGAGATGGCACTGGTGCGACAGCTAAAGCCGAGATCAGTACAACCTCTAATCCAGTAGCGGCAGAACTCATTGGCATTGCTGAACGCCTACGCGCTATTGTGGTGCTTGATGCACCAAACAGCACAGACGAAGCAGCACTCAGCACAGCAAAGGATTTTGATTCAAAGCGCGCCATTATCGTTGACCCTTTTGTAAAGGTAAATCATGATGGAAAAATTGTAGAACAGCCAGCAAGTGCAGCAGTTGCAGGTGTCATTGCTAAAACTGATTTTACACACGGTTTTTGGCATTCTCCTTCAAACAAAGTGATAAATGGCATTGTGGGAATTGCGCGCCCCATTGATTTTTCCATTGGTGATAGATCAAGCCGCGCCAACCTTCTTAATGAACAAAACATCACAAGCATTATTCGTGAAAATGGTTATCGTCTTTGGGGTAATCGCACCCTTTCAAGCGATACAAAGTTTGCTTTCTTATCGGTGGTGAGAACCGCAGATATGATCAATGACGCCATTTTGCGCGGGCATCTATGGGCTGTCGACCGCAATATCAAAAAAACCTACATGAGTGACGTGAGTGAAAGCGTTAATGCCTATTTGCGTGATCTAAAAGCGCAAGGCGCCATTCTTGGGGGGCATTGTACTCCTGATCCAGAATTGAATACAGCAAGCGCTATTGAAAGCGGCAAAGTCTATTTCAATGTCGAATTCACACCAACAACACCAGTAGAACACATCACTTTCCGTTCACGCATTGTGAATGATTACTTAGAGGAGATCTTTTAATGACTGTACCAGTTTTACCAAGGGTTCTAAAATATTTTAATATTTTTGTCGACGGCATTCCCTATCAAGCAAAATGTGAAAGCGTAACACTACCAAATTTGAGTTTGGTCGTTGAAAGTTATCGTGGCGGAGGCATGGATAGCTCCATTGAGGTTGATCTTGGTCTTGAAACCCTCATCCTTACCATGACCATTTCTGATTGCTCTCCAGAGTTAATGGCACTGTTGGGACGGTCCGATGTTGACATCTCATTGAGAAGTTCGATGCAAGCCCAAGGCACACCCGCAGAAGGTGTTGTCATCACCATGAGAGGGATATGCAAAGGCTTTGAAATGGCAGAATGGCAACCAGGAAGCAAAGCAACTTCTACAGCGACCTTCACATTGCAGTATTTCAAATATGTCCAGAAAGATATGGAAATTGTTGAGATAGATGTCCTTAACTTGGTGAGAAAATTCAATGGCGTTAATCAATTAGCAGACCATAGAGCAAATATAGGATTATAAAAATGACAGTACAAACAAGCATTACACATAAATTACTTATACCTATTACATTTGAAGGAAAAGAACACACCGAAATCACCTTACGGCGCCCCAAAACAAAAGATGTGCAAGCAATCGATAAGAAGGAAGGCGTTGAACAAACAATTGCTATGGTTTCGCGCCTTTCTGAATGGCCACATGAGGCTGTTGGTGAACTCGATATTGATGACTTATCAAGCATTGGGGAGATTTTGGAGTCTTTTATCAAGCGGCGGGACACCTCGACTGGGAAACCGCCGCAAAACTCATAGCCGATATTGCCATTGTTTTTCATTGGTCCCTTTCGGACATGATGGAAATGGAACCGCAAGAGTTAATATTCTGGCGAAAACAAGCAGCAGAAAGGTATAAGACAAAATGAGTGAAAAAGTTGCTGATGCAAAAGTGAAGTTGTCTCTTGAAGATAAACTCACTGCACCTCTTAAACATCTTCAAAAAAAATTCGATAAATTGTCAAAAACACTCTCGCACAGATTGAGTATTCCGCGCTTTTCTGCTGCCGTCAAAAACATGACAAAAAGCCTTCATGGCGTTCAAGGCGCCCTTGGCACAGCAGCAAGCCGCGCTTCAGTTTTTACTGGTGTTTTAGGGCTTGCTGGTGGTGGACTTGTGGCAAGTGTGACCGCCCTCACAATGAAAACCATGCATCTGGGGGATAGTCTTCACCACGCATCACGACATTTGGGGATGAGTGTTGCATCGCTTCAATTATGGGGCGATGCAGCCGATAATTCAGGATATTCCGCTGAACTTTTTCAACAATCTCTAGCAACTTTAAATAGGCGTTCGGCGCAAGCATATGCTGGACAACAAAGAGGCATTATGGGGTTTGAGGCGCTTGGTATTTCTGTCAAAAACGCCTCAGGAAAACTCAAATCAAATTCTACCTTGTTGGAAGAAATTACCGATAAGATGAGTAAAATGAAAAATCAAGCACAAAGACAGCATATTGCTTCTCTGCTTTTTGGTGGTGATGGCAAGGAAATGGCAGCCATGCTTGCACAAGGGATGGCGCCCATAAAAGAGCTCTTTGCAAAGGCGCGGAAAGGAAAATGGCTTATAGGTGCCGATGTCGCACAATATGCAGCAGATTTAAGTGATAAGCTTGGTGCCTTTAAGAAAAAAATAGGGGGTATCGCTAGTTTTATTGGTGCACGTTTCATGCCCGTCATCAATGATATGATTGATGCTTTCTCAAAATTGATTGATGAAAACCGCGACCTTATTCAAACAACCGTTACTGGGTGGGCTAAAACCTTAAAAAAAGCCCTGAAGGATTTGTTTAATCCTACTTCTGATTTAAGAAAAGGCATTAGCGATCTCACGGAGAGGATTAAAGGCTGGTTTCGCTGGCTAGAGCCGTTGATTGGTGAAATAACCCTCTTTAAGGTAGGACTTGTGGCACTTGGTTCATTCATTTTTGGTCCACTCATTGCCGCATTAGCCGCTGTGGGGACAGCGTTTGTCACACTTGGTTATACTATAATGACGACACCTATCGGTTGGTTAATGGGTGGCATTGCAGCTCTTGTTGGAGCCGGATATCTGCTTTACAAAAATTGGGACAAAATCAATGGCTGGCTGCTTACATCACTAGCCATAGTAAGCGCAGTTTTTATCAGGCTTGCTTTCGCTCTTTCAGGACCAGTGCTTTCAGCCTTCACTTCCGTTGGTTCTAAAATTACCGGTCTGGCTGCAAATCTTGGAAAATCCCTGCTCTCAAAAATAATCGCAGCAGATAAAGCTTTTATTAGATTTTCTGCTACTCTAGGAAGATCACTGCTTTCAGCATTAGCCTCAGCTGCTTCTGCAGTTGCCAGTCTTGCTTTAACTCTTGTAGGGACACTGATTTCGGCAATAACGGCCGTTAGTTCTGCTTTTATATCGCTTGGTATCGCAATCATGACCACACCTATCGGCTGGATAATGGCTGGTATTGCTGCCCTTGTTGGAGTTGGATATCTGCTCTACAAACATTGGGATACGGTAGTAAACTTCATAAGCAACTTGTGGAATTCTTTTTACAGCTTATGTTGTAACATTTTCAGTAACCTCTTTACACTCTTTAAAAACTTTTCACCACTCTCTTGGATTGCGACAAAAATCAATGCATTGATTGAGTGGCTGTTTGGCATCGATTTAATGGAAGCAGGTTCCAATCTCATTGGTAGCTTGTGGGACGGCATCAAAAGCCAATGGAATGCTCTGTCTGAATGGTTTAGCGGCATGATAAGCAAATTAACCAGCTGGATGCCAAACTGGATGAAAAAAAAGTTAGGGTTTAATGTCTCAATCAACAAAACTTCAACCCAGACTATTAAAACCTTTACCGATGAAACCAATGCACGGGCAAAAAAAATGCTGGATACAGTAGTGGTTACAAATACCCCACCTGAAAAACGCAAGAGTGGTTTTAATACAAGTGTCGTTGAAACAGGACAAATGCAGGCAACAAATAAAGTGGGTGCCTTTAAAGCTCCAAAGCCAATTACGGTTCATAAACCCGTTGAAGTAGACGCCCGTGTAACCATTACAAATCTCAATATTTCAGTACCAAATGGTCTCAAGGACGAAATCAGAGACGCTGTCAATCAAGCACTTGAACGTTATGCAAAACAGCAACGTTTAGCCATAACCTCCAGTCTTTCGGATTAAATACCATGATGTTAGCTTTGGGTGGTTTTATTTTTTCCATTGAAACAGCAGCTTATCAAACCCTCGATATGTCTTATGGTGTTCCATGGGTGGAGCAAGGGCGATTGGGGAGAAAGGCAGCTCTTCAATTGCCTGCTGTTGCAAATGCGGAATTTTCTTTAGCAGGCGTGATTTATCCAGATTTCAAAGGTGGTCACAGACAGCTCGAATATTTACGACAAATAGCGCATATGGGACCTCATATTCTTGTGACCGGTCAAGGCAAAATCTTAGGTAAGTTTGTCATTCTTTCTGTAGAGGAAAAACAAAGCGTTTTTCATCATAATGGTACCCCCAAAAAACAAGAATTTACAATAAAATTGAGAGAATATGGTGAAGACCTATGAGTGACCTTTATATGACCAAAGATGGCGATATGGTAGATGCCATTTGCTGGAAATACTATGCCAAAGGTCAACAAGCGCTTGCTGTTGAACGCGTCTATGCGGCTAATTTGGGGCTTGCAAACTATGGACCCATTTTAAAAGCAGGTATCACGATACTCTTGCCATCTCTCCCCTATCCTAAAGCCACACCAGTGATCAGAATTTGGGGGAGCAAATCATGAAACCTTTTTGCATGGTTCTAGCAAATGGGGAAGACATCACCAAAACGCTCATGGATTATGTTTTATCGATTGAAATTACCGATGAAGCAGAAAACAAAAGTGATCGTATCACCATAGAGCTTGATGACCGTGCACGTGACAGTGATAATGGCTTTTTAGATATTCCCCTTATCGGGACAGTTATTTCCATAACACTTGGCTATGAAGGCGGAAAAAACCGCGATATGGGAGCTTATCTTATTGATGAAATCTCTGTGAGCAGTCCACCGCAAAGCTTAAGTGTTACAGGGCGCGCCGCGTCCATGAACACGTCTTATAGAACCCCCAAAAGCCAATCCTATCACCAGCAAACCCTTGGCAGTATTGTTCAAGAGATAGCAGAGCGTAATGGCTATACAGCAAAGGTTGATCCTTCTCTTGCAAAAATCGTTGTGCGCCATATTGATCAAACATCGGAAAGTGATATGGCTTTTGCCACACGCCTTGCAGGAGAATATGATGCGGTCGCAAAGCCCGTTGATGGCAAACTTGTACTTGCCAAACGTGGTGAAGGCAAAGCCATTACCGGTGAAACACTCCCTATTGTTGTTATTCATGAAAAACACTGTACCTCTTGGGATTTTAAATACAGTGCACGGGATGAAGCTGGTGCAGCCAATGGCTTAGAAACAGATGTGGGAGACGACCAAAAAGCCGCTGCTAATGCACGAGAACCAGAAGAGATTGATGATGATGAAAACTTTATCCATATGGATGAAAGTGACAGAGCAGCACCATCATCATCTGAATCGGAAAGAGCAGAAACAACACCTGAGAAAGAAGAAGACAAAGAGAAAAAAGGCGGTGTTCTTGCAACCTATTATGATGTACGCAGTAGTGAAAAAAAAGAAGTTAAAGTTGGAAAACCGCCGTTTCATGAACTCAAATACACTTATCACAATCAGGCAGAAGCTGTTGCGGCCATTGCCGCTTATCGCAATAAGTCATCACGCGGTAAATCTTCTTTCTCATGTGATATTGGTGGTGATCCCTTTGTGCAAGCAGAAGCAAAGCTTGTTCAGGAGCCCCCTTTTCGCCCCTATATACCAGCAGAATGGCGCATCAAAAGCGTCAAGCACAAACTTGATAAAACGGGCGGTTACACCACAAAAATAGAGTGCGAACTTTTTGATAAAGCGCAAGAAGATGCGGCTGGAAACGTTGCAAACACAACACCAGACAAGGATGATACCCTTGATCCAAACGCTCCACCCGATGCATTATACAATGAAAGCGATGGCGTTATTCATATGGACGAGGAGGATATCAATTAGCAAAAATATCAAAAAATTATCAGAAGCAACTTGACAATGTGGCGACAATATGAATAATCGAATCAGGTGCTTGAAAAACACCTTAAACCAATAGCGGATGGATTGCCGATACAGTCTCTTTTCCGCACATTAAAGGCTTTGACTCATTGTATGTTACACGCATATAATGGCTTTGTCGGGTGTGGTTACGCTATACAATACCTTTGCGGGAAAAGTGTAACGACGGACTTATCGCCGTGTTTTTCAGCGCCCGGCATTCAGAGATGAAATTAGCAAAAATATCAAAAAACTATCAGAAGCAACTTGACAATGTAGCGACAATATGAATAATCGAATCAGGTGCCTAAGAAACACCTTAAATCGATAGCGGATAGATTGCCGACACAATCTCTTCTCCGCACATTAAAGACTTTGACTCATTATATGCTACATGCATATAATAGATTTGTCGGGTGTAGTTACGCTATACAATACTCTTTATGGGGAAAGCGTAACGACGGACTATCGACCGTGTTTCTTAGCGCCCGGCATTCTTCTGGAATGTCAATAAGAAACCTCTAATCGATAGGAGTTCACTATGAACACTCTTATAGAAATTAAAGAACGGGTTATTGATCAGGAAACTGTTCAAACTGTTAACGCGCGTGATTTGCATGCGTTTTTGGAAATAAAGTCTGAATTTAGAAATTGGATTAAAAATCGCGTTAAAGAATGTAAATTTCAGGAAAATATAAACTTTATAACTGCGGTAAATTTTTACCGGGGTGGAAAAATAAAAGAATACCACATTACGTTAGACATGGCTAAACACCTTTCCATGATAGAACGTAATGATAAAGGGCATGAAGCCCGTCAATACTTTATCAAATGTGAGCGGCTTTTGAAACAAGTAGCAACCCCACAAGTTGACTACTCCAAACCCGAAGCATTACTTGGCGTCTTGAATCACTTACAAAATCAAATCGAACAGAAAGATCATACTATTGCTGAATTGACACCAAAAGCAAAAGCTTTGGATGGTTTAAAACGCTCTGATGGTTTGTTTGGTCTTATTGAAGCAGCAAAGATGTTAGAGGTGCAACCAAAGGATTTAACAGATTACTTGCGTAAACATGATTGGGTGTATCGGCGTGCTCCGGGGGCGCCTCTGTTACCTTATCAGGATAAGATCAAGAAAGGATTCATGGATTGCCCTGCGATTACCATTCAAAGACCGGATGGAACAGAAAAGGTGCTGCCTTCAACAAAAATCACACCAAAAGGATTGGCATGTTTGAGAGAGCAAATCTATGGAGGTGTGCAATGAAGGTAGATACTAACTTCTTATGCGATTTATGGATGGCGTTATCACAGTTTTCTAGACATGAAAATATGAGCGACAAAGAGTGTACTGCTTTGGTTGATACTATGAGCGTAGTGGAAAAAGCTTTGATTTTAAAACTTCAAGATGAAGTGCCGAATATACTTAAAATCTTGACAGTTCTAACAGATTTTGGAGATTCAGAACTACCGCATAGCATGGATCCGTTATTGCAAGCTTATGCTCCTACTTTAGAGAGCCCCATTAAAAAGGTTGCTTAAGTACCTCCCTTCCCCATCTTTAAAGGTGGGGAGGTAGTCAAGATGCTTCTTCTAAAGCCGCTTGTTCCTTACAATTATTTTGGATAGGCGTTAAGCTAATCTGCAAATTTAAGGCACTCAAAACACTGAGAAAAGTAGAAAGCCGTGGATCGCCTTTATCACTTAAAGAACGATAAAGAGACTCGCGATTTAGTCCTGTCTCTTGAGAAACAGTTGTCATTCCTTGTTTACGCGCAATAATACCTAATACATGTGCAATATAGCCACTATTTTTGGTTTCTAAAGCATCATCTAATAAGATCTTAAAGTCTTCAGGCGTATTAAAATATTCACTTACATCAAATTTAGTAATTTCCATGTTTCATTTCCTTTACTAATTGAAGGGCTTTTTCGATATCTTTTTGTTGTGTGGATTTATCACCAGCATTTAATAACAAAATGATTTGTTTCCCTTGTTTTACAAAATAAATCCTATAGCCTGGTCCATAATTTATTTTTAGTTCACCAATGCCACGGAAATATTTCACGTCTCCTAGAAGCCCATATTCAAGGCGGAAAATACGTGCAGCAATTTTCTTTTGCACTTGTTTGTCTTTTAACGAGTCTAACCACTCTGTAAAATAGTGTGTTTTTTTAACAATAAACATCTGTAGTTTATATGCTACAGAATAAATAATGTCAAATACATTCTTTTGTTCCAATGAAAAAGCGACATGAGTTTTAACAAGCTATCTTTCCGAATGGGAAAGATGTCAATTTTTTAATCCAGCTCTGCTTTTTGCGGAGCTTTTTTTATGGAGAATCATATGCGAAAAATATCATCAGAAGGGCTAGCACTTATCAAGCAATGGGAGGGCTTGCGTTTAAACGCCTACAAAGATACCATTGGTGTGTGGACAATCGGTTATGGACATACAAACACTGCTGGAAAGCCTTTTATTTACGAAGGTATGACAATCACTGAAAAGCAAGCAGAAGAACTTCTTCGCCAAGATTTGCAACAATTTGAAAATACTATTGAACGCGCTGTTACAGTTTCATTAACGAATGAACAATTCGCGGCGTTAGTGTCCTTTTGTTATAATGTAGGAACAGATGCCTTTTGTAACTCTACACTATTAAAGAAGCTCAATCAAGGTGAATATGAAGCAGTCCCCTTCGAATTGCAAAAATGGACCAAAGCAGGCGGTAAGTGTCTTCAAGGTCTTGCACACCGACGTGCAGCAGAAGCAGGGCTATGGGCGAAAGGGGCTTATGTTTCTTCTAATTATCAAACAGTAGAAACAAAAGCACCAACAGGGGTTTTCAAAGCAGAAGCTCTTGCACCGATTATTGGCTCTTTTTCAGGTCTTGGCGGTTTGTTAGCAGGCAATGGCCCCATCCAATGGGCTTTAGCAACCATTATGATTTTAGCCACATGTGCTGGTATTTTCTTTGTTGCTAAACGCTTTCAGGAGCACCGTCTATGATCTTATGGATAAAAAGAAATCTAATGGTAACAGCTGCGGTTTTAACCGCTTTTTTTATTGCATTAGCAAGAGCCTTTACTCTTGGGAAAAAAGCAGAACAGCAAAAACAAACAGAAAAGGCTTTAAAAGCAGCAACAACACGGATGGAGGTGGAAAATGAAATTAATCAAAAAAGTGATACTGATGTGCGTGCTGCTCTCTCTGACTGGTTGCGCGACAAATAAATATAGCTCTTCTTGTGTTGGTTGGTTGCCAATTTATTTAAAACAGCAAGATCTGAACACCATCAGTTCCAATTTAGCAAGAGAGATCTTAAAGCACAATAAACAAGGTGAACACGTGTGTGGGTGGAAACATGGCTAGAAAAAGAACAAAAGACGATACAGAACTTACAGAAGCAGAAAAAGAAATCCTTCAGGAAATCATCATGACCTATAAAAGTGTAAAAGTGATGTCACGTTATACGAAATGGATTGTACTCATTATACTCTTATTAGCGCTTGATTTTTCACGTATCATGGATGCGTTTGTAAGTATTTTTACACAAAAACCAAATATCCGACTCTAAACATACTCTGAGACGCGCGAAATTCTTTAGCAAATGGTTTCTTAATTTTGCTCGTCTCATGGAGGTGATAGAGAATGCCTTCGCCCATTTAAAACAGTGGATTTCAAAGAATTAAAACTTCACCCCCTCCCCGCTTTTAAAACGGGGAGATGAATCGTGTTTTAAACTAAGCGGCTTTTACGACAGATCTTGCTAAAACCTGCTTTGCTTCTTTAATTAAGGCTTTATATTTTCTGTTCTCTTCATCTACTCTGAAGGCATCAAGAAGGCGAACATGAATTGGACCCAGAAGATACAAAACTTTTTCACCAGCGTTCATACCTTCCCAATAACTTGGTAAGTCAAAACGTTTATCTTCATAATCAGTAGATTGGTTTCTTAGTTTCTTTTCACACTCAATAAAGTAACGGCGTGCTTGCCTACCTTTCTCATTGCGTTCAACCATGGAAAGTTCTTTCGCCATGTCTAAGGTGAGGTGATATTCTTTGCTGATAACATTTTTACGTTTCCCAATTTTGGGAAGCGTTAAAATATAGTCTTTTCCCTCTTCAAATTCATACTGATTAATGCGGTTCGTAATCCAAGTAGCAAAACGTTTTCCTATTGCCAAAAACGTATGCAATTCACGCGCATTAACAGTTTTAACAGTTTGCTGATCAATGACTTGTTCTGATATTTTTATAAGAATGTTCATAATGAACTCCTATCGATTAGAGGTTTTTGATTGACACTCCATAAGAGTGCCGGGCGCTCAAAAACACGGTCGATAGTCCGTCGTTACGCTTTCCCCATAAAGAGTATTGTATAGCGTAACTACACCCGACAAAGTCATTATATGCGTGTAACATACAATGAGTCAAAGCCTTTAATGTGCGGAGAAAAGATTGTTTCGGTAATCTATCCGCTATCGATTCAAGGTGTTTTTGAGGCACCTGATTCGAAAATACACATTACAGAAATAATGTCAAGCCTTTCCTGATATAAAAGACGCCCATTGTTCTAAGAGGATACGGCGTTGCTCTAAAAAATCTGTCCGCATATAAGCTTTCGTCACTGAACTCCCAACTGTATGTGCAAGAACAGTTTCGGCAATCTCAAATGGTGTTGACGTTGTCTCTGCTATCCAATCCCGTAAGCTTGAACGAAAACCATGGGGACGATAAGTCAAACCACAAACTGTCATATACTTTGCCATGGTAGCATCAGAAATGGGGTTGCCTTTAAGACCTGAAAAGAGAAAACCTTTTTTCTCAAAAGGGAGAGATTTTTCAATCACTTTCAAAGCTTCACGACTTAATGGCACGCGAAAGTCTGAAACTTTCCCTACAATACCTTTCATGTTTTCTTTTGGTATCGTCCATATATTTTTGTCAATTTGTTCAAGGCGCAAATAGCGCAATGGATATGACCGTGCTCCCGTCAAAATGAGTAACTTCAGTGCTAAATTTGAAAGGATATCATCCTTTAAGTTTTGATAAAAAACCGGCACTTCTTGCCATGGCATAGCAGGAATATTTGTTGATGTCGCACGTGGTTTTCCTAAAAGAGCGCGTGCTTTCATACAAGCCTGTAAATCAACATCTAAACCAAGAGCCGCAGCATATTTCAAGCAAATATTGATACGGTTAAGTGCTTTTCGCGCTGTATCTGCTTTTTCATGCCAAAGGGGTGCGAGAACATTGCGAATGATATTGGCTGTTAATTTTTCTATAGATAAATTACCTATGTGTGGAATAACGTGCAACTCTAGTGGAGAAAACCAGCGGCCGTTTTTGCCTTCATTTTTCAACTCTGCTTTTTTGCTTTCAAAAGCCGCTTTTGCAATTTCTTGGAAGATATTGCTTTGCTGTTTGAAAATAGTCTGTTCGCGAAAGACAATAGGATCATTGCCTTCTTTGAGAATATCACTATAATGTCTAGCAAGTTCGCGCGCTTCTTTTAAAGAGAGTTTTGCAACAGGACCAAGTCCCATTTCACGGCGCTTATTGTGGTGCGTATAGCGAAAAAACCAAGAGCGTGTATTGTCTTTTCGAACATTCAACCATAGCCCTGCCCCGTCACAATATTTACCTTGTGGAGACGACTTTACGAATGATGCTGATAACCGATGAATCGCCCTCAC